TCTGCTTTTGTATCTATAGTGAATATACCCGGATATGATAGCGTCACTGTTGATAATTTAAGCATTTCCGGAGTCAGAGGTACTGACTTAATTTATAACGGTGATAATAGTTTAGCTCTTACAAATCGTATGTGGCAAGACTATCAACTTAGTACATACTCAATAGTAAATGGCCAGCTTAATATTGGCTCATCTTCAAACGGTGGTATTTTTGCATATATGCCTACACAAAAAGGAATAGTCTATAATTACAGCTTTGATTTAGTTCAATATAACTCGCCTGCAAGTACTCCTAGTTTACAGATTAGTGACGACGCACGGAGTGCAGAAACTTATGTCGACAGACAACTAGATACTGAAACTCCAGGCACTACTATTACAGGAACATTTGTTGCCAAAAGCACAGGTACTGAGTTCAGGATAGGAAATATTGATAATGGTGATTTACTAATATTAGATAATTTTGAAGTGACTCCAGTGCCTGGACAAAATGATGTATTAATAGAACCTGGAAAGATTAGTTTTGATGTTAATCCTGGATTCAACAGTATTGCGCTAGGCGGGCTCACAGGTGAAACAGCAATATTAGTAGGACATACTGGAGATACTTTCTTAAGGACTACTATTGATGAACAACCTACTAGTACACTAGGTCCAAGTTCGTTTACAGAACAGCCAGCAGTACCTTTAGCAAGTGAAGTTGCCAGCACAGGCTTTAATTGGGTTGACATTGCATATGGCGCAGGTGCATGGGTAGCAATAGATGAAAATGGATCAGTTACAGTAAGTTTAGATGATGGATTTACTTGGACAACATATTTCAATTCTTTCGATTTAGATGGTATAGAAACATTAGCTACTATCACTTTTGGTAACAATGCGTTTGTTGTTACAATTAACGATGGGGATAGAATGTTTGTTAGTGCTGATAAAGGTGCTACATGGGATGACAAAGAAATTATCAATGACTCAACTAGAAAAAATTGGATAGGATCTTATTCACAAGGTGTATTTGTTCTATCAAGTAATACCGGAGATCTAGTATATTCTCAAAATTGTAATACTTGGGAAACACTTCCTTCTGCAACAGGAGTTAATGCTATTATAGGTGGATATGATGTTAATAATGATCCTATGTGGTTAGCAACAGGTGCTAATCCAGGAGAAGATAGAATCATTACTGGCGGAGCTGTTCCATTAATAAGAACTACACAAGCAAGCGGTAACATTAATGAAGTATTCATACTTGATCCAGGTAGCGGACTTACAACTCCTTTAGAAATTACTTTTGATGATCCAGGGCAGATAACTGAAGTTGAATACGATACAGAAGTAAAAAATAATGTTCTAGGACAACCTTCGTTTAATGATAGAGGTATAGCTTATGTAACTGCTCAATTTACAGTTACAGGAAATGGATTTGCTGAGATACTTCCGTTTGGTAATAAAATATTCTTAAAAGATGTAAGTAGATTGCCAGGTCCAGGTGATAACCTTAGGATAGCTTCTATACCTGATACAATATTTTCAGTAACAAAAATTATTAATAGTTCGGGCAATGGACCTTTTGATTTAGAAATAAATCTTATTCCAAATATTGGAAGAAATGAATCACCAGATCACGATGAAGATATTAGTATTAGACAAAAGTATAGCCAGATTAGATTAACTGGTCATGACTTCTTAGATATAGGAAGTGGTAATTTTGATGATACAAATTACCCTGATTTATATGTATTTGGACAGACTAGTGCTAATAATACTCAACAGTTTAATGAAATTGATGAGTACGACGGTGGTAGAGTTTTCTATACAAGTACTGACCAAGATGGTAACTTTAGAGTTGGAGAATTGTTTAGTGTTGAACAGGCAAGAGGAACAGTAACTCTTAGTGCAGACTTTTTTGAAATTGATGGATTGACTGAACTTAGATTAGGTGCAATTAGAATCGGTGGAACTAATGCTGTTATTAACGAATTTAGTATAGATGCTACTTTTGCTGATAACAGTGATAATATTATTCCTACACAAAAAGCGATTAAAACTTATCTTGAAAATAGATTTTCAGGAGGTGGTGCAAATGTTAACACAAATACATTGCTTGCAGGTAGTGTAGAAATTACAGGATCACAAATTGGTTCTTTAGCTAATCTTACTGTGAATATTAATAATGTAGTTGACATAAACAAAGGTGTTAACGGTACGATGGCAGCAATGGCAATGTTTAATGCCGCTGGTATTAAGCAAGATATGGTAAATGGATAAATAGTTAAAATGTATTATTTTGGAGCAATAAATGGCTGAATTTAAACTAGGTAGAATTAGATTTGTATGGAAAGGCACCTGGGCAACCACAACGGTGTATTACAAAGATGATGTTATTAGACTGGGTGGTCGTCTGTACATATGTATAACAGGACACACAAGTTCAGCTAATTTTGATACAGATTCAGCTAACTGGGAAACATTTAGTGATGGTACTACATGGAGAGGTCCTTGGACTACTTCAACATATTACGGAATAAATGATATAGTAACTTACGGCGGATATTTGTATATCGCAAACGCAGGTCATACATCTGCAGCCACAAATGCTCTTGGTTTAGAAGATAATCAATCAGATTGGGATATATTTGCTGAAGGTTTTGATTGGCAAAATAATTGGGGTACAAGCACTAGATACAGAATTAATCAACTTGTAAAATATGGTGGAGCAGTATACCTATGTAATACAGGTCATACTTCTAATGCAGATCCAAATCTTGGTTTAGAAGCTGATTCCGCTAGTTGGGATTTGCTCGTTGAAGGACAAGAATGGAAATCCGATTGGACAATCAGCACAAAATATAAAAAATATGACATAGTAAAGTATGGTGGAACACTTTACATATGTAATACAGGACACGTATCAGCTGCTACAGATGCATTAGGCTTAGAAGATGATCAAGCTAAATGGGACATTTATCAGCAAGCATTTATATATCTGAGTAATTGGTTAAACAATACAAGGTATAAAATAAATGATGTTGTTAGATATGGTGGAGATCTTTACATATGTACCCAAGGACATACTTCAGCTGCATTTCTTGAGGACAGTGTAGCAGGAAGTCTAGGACAAGATTCAGACAAATGGGAAATTTTTGTACCAGGACTACAATGGGACGATAGTTGGAGTCCTGAAACAGTTTATCAGCCAGGTGATTTAGTTACATATGGAGGATACGTATATGTATCTCAAACAATTCACGTAGGTACAACTCCAAGTAACGGTAGTGACTGGCAAGTATTTACAACAGGATTTAAATTTAGAGGCGAGTGGGGAGAAGACTCAACCAACCAAGATTATAGAATAGGTGATGTAGTCAGACGAGGCGGATATACCTATATTGCAACGGTTGACAATAATAATATTCCACCACCTGACGTTACAGCCTGGGATATTTTGAACACTGGCATATTATGGCAAGGTGATTGGACCAATGGAGTTATATATGCCGCAGGTGATGCTGTCAAATACGGAAATAACAGCTATATCTGTGTAGACGATCATACAAGTGATACTGCAACCAACAGACCAGATGTAGATATCAATGGTGATTTTTGGAACTTATTAGCGGGTGGTGCAGAATCTAGTGCTTTAACAACATCAGGCGACTTGTTATATTATGGTGGCGCAGGACCTACAAGGCTACCAATCGGAACTATAGGACAGGCATTAACTGTTAATGCAAACGGAAATCCTGAATGGACTACTTTTGGAACATTAAACGATATTTGGTATGTCGCATTAGAAGGTACTGATAATCCTAATCCGACTAATGGTGGAAACTTAGATCGACCGTGGCGTACTATAAAGTATGCTTGCCAACAAATAGATTTAGGTGCAAAAAATCCAAACGCAAAGCGTTTACTCGAACTAAACAGACAGTTTATACAACGAGAAGTAGTTGAATGGACAGATTATCAAATTGCAAACGATATATTACCTTTCACTAGTGCATTTACCTATGATTCAACAAAATGTTATAGAGACATAGGGTACATAGTAGATGCTATGATATATGATATTACACATGGCGGAAACAAAAAAACTAGGGAAGCAGCAAGTATATATATTACCGGACCTGGACAATTCTATGTATTAGGACAAGAGGAAGAGACAGCAGCATCTATTGAATATGCTATTACTGTGATGGACGCTGTGTTGAATCAAACTGGACCGGCAACTAACTATCAACAAACTAACTCATACACTCCAGAAGTATTACAAATTACAAGTGGTCTTGTAGCAGAAGCAGGAACTGTAGCAACTGTAACAAGTTATACTCAAAATATAGCAGATGTGGTAGCAGCCGGAACACTAGTCGATTTAGATGATCCTATTAGAGTTAATACAAGTATTTTTGTTAAGACTGGTACGTTCTTAGAAACACTACCTATACCAGTTCCGGAATTAACTGCAATCGTAGGTGACGAGCTTAGAAGCACAAGAATTCAACCTAGAGGCAGCACAGTAGCAAGCGGAGATGTTACATACAGTCTAGCTGCTCTTGCACATCTTGAAAGTATAATAGGTGTCGTAGTCCAAGGCAATATTGTTACTCCACAAACCAACAATAACGAAAGTCAAATTGCAGGTGTGGATGGTGTACCTTATGCTGATGCAACCGCGGCTACTACTATACAAAATCTTGTGCAACAAGCACAGGATTATATTGATTACAGAGTAAACGGTGTATCAGGAGATTCAAGTGCTCCTGCATATGGTGGGTCAAACGATGGTACTGAAAACCAAAATAATTACAATGCGGCTAGGCTTATTGAACTTAATAGAACTTTCTTAGTAGAAGATGTAATAAATTATATAGCTCAAACCTATCCAGCATACGTATACGATCAAGATCAATGTAGGAACGACCTAAATCATTACTTAACTGGATTTAAATGGGATCTACAATACGAAAGTAATTACAGAACGTTAAGTGCTGCTACTGCATATATGAACGCCGTTGACGGAAGTTTAGAAGAAAATATGTTCTTATTAAGAAATGGAACAGGATTAAGAAATTGCACTGTTGACGGATTAACTGGTACATTGAGTGCAGCTAATGCATACGGAACTAGACGTCCAAGTGCAGGTGCATATGCATCATTAGATCCAGGTTGGGGACCAGATGATGAAAGATGCTGGATTACAGCAAGATCTCCTTATGTGCAAAATGTAACAACATTCGGTACAGGTTGTGTTGGATTAAAGATTGACGGTGATTTACATGCTGGCGGTAATGACTCTATTGTTGCAAACGATTTCACGCAGATTATAAGCGACGGTATAGGTGCTTGGGTTACAAACTTAGGACGTTCAGAGCTCGTATCGGTATTCTCATACTATGCTCACATAGCTTACCTAGCAGAAAATGGTGGGAAAATACGTGCAACTAACGGTAACAACTCATACGGGGATTATGGATCCGTTGCAGAGGGTGTAGACAGCACTGAAAATCCTATCACCGCATCTGTAAACAACAGAAGTTTAGATGCACAGATATCAAGAGTGTTAGTCTCAGGAAGTGAAATTATACATGTAGAGTATAGCAATGCAGGTAGAGAATACACTACAGCAACTTACAACTTTACTGGTCCAGGATTTGGAGCCGCAGTATCTAGTGCAAACATTGAAAACGGCGGTGTATTTGAAGTTAGATTACGTAACCAAGCAGACGGTTCAACTGTTGGCGACACTTTTGGTGGTGAAGGTTACATAAGTAATGCTAACGTTGCGCAGGAAGGTGATACTACAACACTCACACTTTCTGCTACTGAATCTGCTACAGCAGCATCTTATCAAGGAATGAGAATTGTTATTACAGCAGGTACAGGTGTTGGACAATATGGTTATATACAAAGTTATGATCCTGCTACTAAGATTGCAACTATTTACAAAGATAGTGATGGCACAGCAGGTTGGGATACTTACAGAACGGGTGTAGCAATTGAAAGTACACTTAATGCTACTACACAATATATTGTAGAACCTAGAGTTACTTTTGCAGCCCCGGCAAGCGGATTATACGCTGACACAGCCAAAGCAAGAACAAGAGTTGCATCAAACAAAGTTGTAGAAATATTAATGATTGATCCAGGGAACGGATATACTTCAGCACCTGTATGTACAATTACTGATCCTAATGCTACACTAGAGGTGCCTATTGAAACAAGAATTGGAAACGGTGTTCTAAATCAGCCTACATTTAGTAACAGAGGAACAGGTTACACAACCAGTGCTTCTACTGTAACTGGCGATGGTTTCGCAGATTTATTCCAGAGTGGTTCTTCAATTTATGTTGAAGGATTAACTGAAGAACCAGATGCTGGATCTAATATAACTTTTGATAGTTTGCCGGGACAGTATTATAAGATTGTTACTATTAGAGAGTTAACAGGAACTCCAGATGGATTTGGCGGTTCAATTGCTCCTTACAGTGCTAACTTACAAATTAGTCCAGATTTAGGGATCGAAGAAGCTCCTAATCATGGCACAAATATTACTATCAGAAGAAGATTTAGTCAAGTAAGATTAACAGGACATGATTTCTTAGATATCGGTACTGGTAACTTTGCTAACACAAATTATCCAAATTTACCATTAACTGATCCTGATCCAACATATGAAATTACAGAATCAGGAGGAGGACGAGTGTTCTACACAAGTACTGACCAAGATGGTAACTTTAGAGTTGGTGGCTTGTTTAATATTGAACAAGCAACTGGTATTGCAACACTCGATGTTGATGCTTTCAATCTAGCAGGTTTGCAAGAACTTACTTTGGGTAATATTGCATTAGGATCAACTGGTGCAACAATTACAGAATTTAGTACTGATGGAACATTTACTGCAAACTCAGATAATATTGTTCCTACACAAGCAGCAATTATAAGTTACATTGCTAGTCAAATAGGTGGCGGTGCAAGTTCTCTAAACGTAAACAGCTTAACAGCTGGTGTTGTGGAAATTAGTGGCCAACAAATAACTACAACAACTGGTGTTCCATTAAATATAACATCACCAGTAAATTTCACAGATAGTGTGAGAGGAACACCTGTTGCACTAAGCTATTATTTAAGATAACGGAGAAAAAACAAAATGGCAAATGGAATATTAGCATCAGCAGACGTTACAGCGAGTACTCTTGTAACTCTGTATACAGTTCCGACAGATACATATACTGTTGCAAGTATAAATTTATGTAATCGGACAACAAATGAAGTGACAGTGAGAATAGCACTGTCTACAACCGGTACACCAGGCAACGGAGAATACATAGAATATGATACTTCAGTTGTTGCTAACGGTGTGTTAGAACGCACAGGCATAGTATTAAATGACGGTGAAAATATTGTTGTTTATGCAGGTGGAACAGGCATAAGTGCAAACGTTTACGGTTTAGAAACACCAACAGTATAAGGAAAAAATAATGGGTAGAAGAGTTACAACATCAACGTCACCGGGAATAGTTCTTCCGCGTGGTACTGACGCTCAAAGACCAGCATCTGCATCTCCTGGAGATATTAGATATAATACAGATAGAAATTATATCGAATTCTATAACAGCGTAAGTTGGCAGGTTGTAGGTGCATTTGAAAACGTTACTACTTCTTCTAATATAGTCGCATTAAACGGTCAACAAATTTTTGTAGATACAAGTGGAGGCACTGTACAAGTAACACTTCCTGCTTCTCCGTCAGTAGGTGATACAATAAGATTTTTTGATTTACGATTAACATTTGATACTAATGCGCTAACAATAGCAAGAAATGGTAATGTAATTCAAGGCGATGCAGCGGATATGACAGTATCAACAGAAGGTGCTTCCTTTGATTTAATATATTCAGGAACATCATACGGTTGGCGAATATTCTCAGTATAAGGAAAAAAAATGGCTAGCTACGCAAGTTATAAGAAAATTACAACTGATAGAGTAGATCCGTTACCAAGTAACAAACTTGCACCAGGTGCAGGAACTGCAAACTGTGTTGTTTGGATATACAATAACAGGGGGCTAACAAGGCAGAATTGTGCTAATGGCGGCGGATGTGTATGTCAGGCGTGTGGAGCTTCTTGTACATGGACTGTTCCAGATAATGTTCATACAATAACATTTGAAATATGGAGCGGTGGAGGCGGTGGTGCCGGCGTAAGTTGCTGTAATTGCTGTTGGCACGGTCAACCCGGCGCAGGCGGCAACTATGCTATGAAAACTCTGAATGTTACACCTGGTGATACATATACAATATGTGCAGGAGGCTCATGGCCGTGTTCAAAGTCTCATACGTGTTTAGCAACAATGGGCTGTGCAAGTTACATTACAGGACCAGGATTAAGTAATTTTTGTGCGCAAGGCGGCTGTGGCGGTTGTATGCACGGTGGTAGTTGGGGACCACGTGTAAATAACGGCGGATGTGGAAATTGCGGTTGTTGTGGTTGCGGATTTCACGGTGCTGACTTCGGAGTAATGGGTACAGTAGGACAAATGTCAGGTGGAACAGGTTGTCATTGTAACGGAAGAACAGGATACAATGGTATGGCTCCATTTATTGGAACAACCATGGCAAATTACACTACTGAAGCATGGTGTTCATGTGGCTGTTATATTACTTGGCCTGCAGGAGGCGGTACTACAGGGCAAAGTTCGTATTGCGGGGATAACGCACAATGTTGTGCCGGCGGATCCGGACAAGGAGGATCAGGAATTGTTAAGATTACAATGCAGTGATGGAGTATTAAATGGCAAATTACGGTAATTATAAGAAAGTTATACCAGATCAATTTGAAGACGGTGCTTTAACAGCAGATAAACTAGCTCCGAAATCAACCAATCAATACTGCGTCTTTTATGTGTATAATAATAGGGGATTCACTAGACAGTCATGTTCAAATGGCGGTGGGTGTATATGCCAAGCGTGTGGAGCTTCTTGTACATGGACAGTTCCTGCTAATGTATCCAAAGCTATTTTTGAAATATGGAGCGGTGGCGGCGGCGGACCCGGCATCAACTGTTGTGGTACATGTAGTTTTGCTATCGGAGGTGCAGGCGGAAATTATGCACTCAAATCTATATCTGTTACACCGGGAGACCAATATGCAATATGTGCCGGAGGTAGTTGGAATTGTGCTAGAGCATACGGTTGTTCAGCAAGTATGGGCTGTGCAAGCTACGTGACTGGCAATAATTTGTCAAACTTTTGCGCTCAAGGTGCTCGCGGAGGTTGGATGTGTAATGGTGATGCATGGGGACCAAGAACCCACGGCACTTGTAATAACTGCGGAGCAGGCGGTTCAAACTGTGGATTTGCCGGTGCTGATTTTGGAATAAACGGCACCGTTGGTTGGAAAATGGGTCATTCAGGATGCCATTGTCAAGGCGCTGATTTACAGTTTTCAGGAACAGCACCTCTTATAGGAAAAGCAGTTGCTAATTCCCCTACCGAAGCATGGTGTTCGTGTGGTTGTTATATAAATTGGCCATCAGGAGGCGGTATGCCAGGAGTAAGTTCGTATTGCGGGGATTACGCACAATGTTGTGCAGCTGGGTCTGGTCAAGGAGGTTCAGGAATTGTTAAGATTACGTTTGCTTAAGGAAAAAAATAATGGCTAATTATGCAAGTTACAAAAAAGTAAATCCAGATCAAATCCCTGCTAATGAACTACAGGCTGATAATTTTCAACCCGGTGCTGGAAATAATCTTGGTGTTTTGGTTGTAGGCCAGGCTAGAGGATTGTGTTGTCAGCAATGTGCTAATGGCGGCGGATGTGTGTGCCAAGCATGTGGTGTGTCGTGTTCATGGACAGTTCCAGCTGGTACTAGCAGAGCAACATTTGAAGTTTGGAGCGGTGGCGGATCTGGTGGCGGTGGTTGCCAGTGCTGTTGTTGTAAACACAGCCTAGGTGGTGCAGGCGGCACCTATGCTATAAAGAGTATTCCAGTCAGCCCTGGTGATACATATACAATATGTGCTGGCGGAACATATAGATGTTCTGCAGTCAGACAATGTGTTGGCGGAATGGGTTGCGCAAGTTATGTAACTGGGCCTGGTTTGAGCAACTTCTGTGCCCAAGGAGGTTGTAGCGGTTGGGTTTGTGAAGGCGATGCATGGGGACCAAGAACTGGTAGAGCATGTGCTAATTGCGGTTGTTGCGGTTGTGGATTCCATGGTGCTGATTTTGGAATTATGGGAACTGTAGGTATGAGAACAGGCGGCGGCGGTTATAACTGTCGTAGAAAATCTGCACAAGGTGGCAACCCTCCTGTTATTGGACAATGGGGCAACGTATCCGCATCAGAAGCATGGTGTTCTTGTGCATGTTATATTAAATGGCCTGCGGGAGGCGGAATGAGTGCAGTAGGAACATATGGTTGTTACACTTATGCAAACTGCTGTAACGCTGGTGGCCAAGGTGGCTCAGGAATAGTTAAAGTAACGTTTGCATAAATATATACAAGGAGTATTAAGACATGGCAGACATAAGTGTTGAATTTACGTATAACGTGCCAGACAAATGGTTAGAAGATACGTTCGATGAAGGAAAAACGGATACGTACACTTACGAGGGTCCGCAATTTCTCACATTTCAAATTGATAATGACACAGGCAGAGAAGTAGGATGGTGTTTAATACACCCTGAAGAATTAGAAAGACCTACACCGCTCAATGTTACTAGAGTAACAGTTGACTGCGAGGAAGAACCGTTTCTATGTGAAATCGCAAATGATATAGGTAGAGATGATGCTGCAGAAATGAGATTTAATCGAACTTGGAGCATTGATGTTGCAGCTCCAGAAGGTTACGAACCTATTGAAATACCCGATGAATATGAACCACGGGACTTCTATGATGAATTCAACATTACATATGATTTCGATACCGATGAATTCAATATTCCAGTGCGTACTTGGATAACACTCAAAGGCATCAATCCTGACGATGTAACCTGGGAGCATTTTAGGGCATATAGAAATAACTTACTAAAGGAAGCAGACGGCAGAGTAGATTCAACAATGCCGCAAGAGTTTATAGATCAATGGGTTGACTACAAAACTAAACTTCGAGATGCTCCGGAAACATTACAAGCAGCAGGTGTAACACCATTCCAAGCATCACTAATGTTGCCACCGGAACCGGAAGTAATGGAACAAACAAGTGTAGATCCATTTGAAGATCTATTAGGTGATCAAACTCCTACATAAATCCACATTGTTAAAGAGCAGTGATTTTGTTCAATAAATATCTTGCAATATTAAGTAAACTAGTGTAAACTAATATTGTAATAGGAGATTAAATTGAACAGATCCACTGCTTTTTTTATGAACGGCGGAGCAGGCCGTGTAATAAGTTCTATACCTGCTTTCGAAAAATATGCTGAAGAAAATCCAGACGACAATTTCATTATTGTTTGTGAAGGAGGTATGGATTTTTTTAGAGGACATCCAACCTTGCACGGAAGATGTTATGACCATTGGCACAAAGGACTTTTTGAAGAACATATAAAGGATAGGAATTGTGTAAGTCCCGAACCTTACAGAGTTTGGGAATATTATAATCAACAGTGTAGTTTAGCTCAAGCGTTTGATATTGCTATTTCAAACAAAGGAGTACGTGAGTTAAATATTCCAAAAATTTATCACAACAAACACGAAATAGTACAAGCATTTAATATACTAAAGGAAATTAAATCACAAACAGGATTGGATAAAGTTCTTGTAATTCAACCATTTGGAAGAACAACTGAAAATCATTCTGATTTTATTATTGATGGTTCTAGCAGAAGTTTCACTTTAAATGACACAATAGAAATGATAGATGAATTTAAGAAAGACTATTCTGTGGTGCTTATGAGCGAATTTCCAGTAACACTAGATGAAAAAAATACACATCCGGTTGCTATGCCAACTATTCCTGATTTAAGGATATGGAGTGCATTAATAGAAATTTCTGATCATTTCTTAGGATGCGATAGTGTTGGACAACATATTGCAAAAGCAGTAGGCACTACAGCAACAGTGGTTATTGGAAGCACATTTCCTGTTAATACTTCATATCCGGGACACAAAGACTTTGACATTTTTGATGTAGGAGAAGGAAAAAGAAAGTATAGCCCAATAAGACTTACTATGGAAGAAGAACAAGACAGATATAATGATGAAGTAATGGAATTAACACAAAAAACAAAAAAAGAAATAATTGAAACAGTCAAAAAAAGATTAGGAAAAAGTACAAAATTTACCCAAAAAATGACTCAAACGACTGCTCAGCAAAATGATGTTTGTCCTACACACGGAGTAGTACATAATCAGCAACCTGCACAAATATTAGGTAGAACAGGACAATAGGAGAACTTTTATGCCACAATGGATAGCCGGAATAACTAGAGGACATAACGCTGGAGTTTGTTTGCTTAGAGACGGCGAAATAGTATTTTCTATTGAAGAAGAAAGACTATCCAGACAAAAATACGACGGCGGCCCCTTAGCGGCAATGCTAAAGATATTAGATTATACTGATAAACTTGACTACTTAGTTGTTGCCCATACACAACCTTTGTCACAAGCTCCGGCTATAGATTTTACAGGAGACAATGTCTATACAGGATTTGCTAGAAAACTTGGATTAATTGACCGCAAACAAGATTTAATTAATCATCCTCAAGTAATAGATTATTCCTTTGTCCATCATAAATTACATGCTAGTTGTGCCTTTTATAGATCTGGCTTTGAAAGTGCTACAGCAGTCATTGTTGACGGAGCAGGTTCATTTATTCCTATGAACTTTGGCTCTGATTCGGAAATGACTTGGGAGCTAGAAAGCTATTTTACATGCGAATATCCTGCAAAATTTAAGACTATTTACAAGCATTTAGGAGGTAGAGGTCCTTGGTTAGGAGCCAAGATGCAAGTGTCTAGTTCTCGAGAAGGAGAGCAAGGTGAACATGAAATGATTATTGACGATACCGGCGGTATAGTTAAAGGATACGAAGCTGTTACACAATACTGCGGTTGGGCACCTATCGAAGCAGGCAAGACTATGGGACTAGCACCTTACGGCAAACCAAATGATCTAATTCCTCCTATTTACACAGATGGCGGAGGTAGTGGTGAATGGAGAACTACTAATCGAAATTTAATTATACCTACATTTCCTAACGGAGCTGCTGTAGCCGAAACAAGATTTACAGAATTAAATACTCCAGACGAGCCTATTGAAGATTTAACAAAATTACAAAATAGACGAGATTTAGCATATGCTGTACAAGCTGAAAGTCAACAAGAAGTATTAGATTTAATTATACAGGCTGTTGAGAAGACAGGAAACAAAAATGTTGTTTTAAGTGGAGGATATGGTTTAAATTGTGTAGCAAACTATTGGTATCTTGATAAGTTAAAGGAATATGATATCAACTTATATGTTGAACCTATATCAAGTGATGCAGGTACTGCTATTGGTGCAGCATTATTACATTATCATTTAATAGAAGAAGATAATTGTGTACGAGAGTACGGAGATAGTTTATATCTCGGACCAACATATACATATACCGAGTCAGAAGTAGACGAACTTATAGAAAAATATGATGGCGTATCTAAGTCAACAAATAAACAAGAGATTGCTAATTTAATAGCTGAAAAGAATATTGTTACAATTTTTCAAGGAGGGGCTGAAAGCGGACCTAGAGCATTAGGTAATAGAAGTATACTTTTTGATCCAACTTATGAAGACGGTAAAGACTTTGTAAATCAAGTAAAGCGCAGAGAATATTTCCGACCTTTTGCAGGTAGTATTTTACATGAACATGCACATGAATGGTTTGATATGAAAGGGTTGGAAGAGAGTCCTCATATGATGTATGCTATGAACTGTCAGCCCGGCGTAGAAGAAAAGATTCCTTCAATTATTCATGTAGACGGAACTTGTAGAATACAAACAGTTAAACGTGAACAAAATCCACATTACTATGACTTAATAAATGAATTTTATAAACTTAAAGATGTTCCTATAGTGTTTAATACAAGTTTTAATTTAGGTGGTGAACCGTTAGTAGAAACTTTAGATGATGCAGTCCGTACCCTAGTACATAGTGATATAGAATATCTATATCTTCCTGAATTAGAAAAACTTATCAAAATAGAAAACGAATGATCAAACAACAAATACTAAGCCATATTGAAAATAATTTTTCCGATACGTATTCTATCCACGAAGAATATAGAAGCCATCCTTATTACTGTTTAATAGAGAAAAAAAATTTTTTGCCGGCAAATATTGTAAAGATGCTCAGTGACGAATTGGATAATATTCCATTAGACAAGTGTAAGAAGTTTACTAGAAAAAGTAGTTGTATGTATGAACATAATAACCTTGATGAAACACCGATTGCAGATGCTGTAGTAAACACACTACATGGAAGTACATTTTTAAATTGGCTTCAAAAAGCCACCGGTACTGTAGATTTAATACCAGATCCTCATTTAATAGGAGCCGGTTATGCAAAAAGTTTTACAGGAGATAGTTTACAAGTACATACAGATTTTAATTGGAACGACCAACTTAGGTTACACAGAATGTTAAGTGTTATAATTTATCTTAACGATGATTGGAATGACGACTGGGGAGGAAATTTAGAATTTTACGACACAGAAAGAAAAACAAAAATAAATGAAGTGAAACCTGATAATGGTAATCTATTGATTTGGAGATATCATAATTTAGCCTATCACGGGTATCCTTCTCCAATGAAATGTCCCAAAAACAAATCAAGAAAAAATTTAAGATTATTTTACTATGTAAGTAATGCAAGTTACGATGATAGACATCCTCCGCATAGGAGTTTATATTGGTTTGATGATAAAGAGAAAGTACCATACGACGTGCCATGGAAAAAATAAGTTTAGATTTACCAAATTTTAAATACAAAACACTACGTTATACCAACATGCATAATGTTGGATATGAATCAAGAAGTAACAAATATGAAAAGCAAAACGAATTATATAGACGGGTAGGATACAACACAAAAAATTCTGCCTACAAACAAACTTTCGAAGTAGACCAAGATATAAACAATTTTGCATCTACATTATTTGAAAGATTTACAATAAGTGTAATGTGCCAAGCACCTGGACAAACATTGCCTGAACACTTAGATACCTTTTACTCAATTAGTAAGAAGTTTAATGTAGATCCAAAAAAATGTTGTAGAGTGAATATTTTTTTAGAAGATTGGAAATCCGGTCATTATTTTGAAATAAATGAAAATCCAGTCTTGCAATGGAAAGCAGGAGATGCTATAATTATAGAGTTAGATGAGCCTCATTTAAGTGGTAATATGGGGTTAACTAATAAGTATACCATGCAAGTTACAGGAGTTAAGGATGAATTTAAGAGGTGCTAAACCTATAAATGATAACAGCATAAGAGAATTTATTTCATCCATAGATAATAATAGTTTGTACGACGATTCTTTACCTGAGAAATTTATTCATAATTTTTTTGATTGGATAGTATCTAGCAAAAATAATAGTATCAAAGGTTTAGAAAATTTTACAAATAGAAAACTTTGTGCTGGAACTGCTCAAGCATTTGATCACTTTTATTTGAAACACAAAAATAAACGATTTAGATTTTTTAAAGGCGAATTTATGTATCATTCAGCATGTTTGAAAAATTATGGGAAATTCGAATTCCTTGAAAATGCTAGGTTAGATTATAATGACGCAGTAATAATTAGTATACCATTTAGTGATACAGGTAGCCAAAAAAACATCGACGAATTGCTGTTTAATTGCTATGGATTGGATATTCCAGTATTGCTAGATTTTGCATATTACCCTTGTACAAAAAATATAGAAATTAATCTAGATAAATTTTCAGCAGTAGAAACAGTTTGCTTTAGTATAAGCAAAGCCTTTTACGGAGCAGAATTTTTACGTGTAGGAATGAGATTACAAAAAGAAAATACTGACGACGGTATAGATGTCTTTAACAGTGTAGAGATGGTTAACCGTTGTTCTGTAAACATTGCCAATGAACTAATTAGAAATTACAGTGTAGATTATAACTGGCAAAAGTACAAAGAGGTATACAAAACAGTTATTAATGAAAATAATTTGTTAGAAACAGATTGTATTATGTTTGGATTAGGCGGTAAAGAATATGCTGATTATAATAGAGGCGGTGATGTTAATAGAGTATGTGTGTCTGAATTAATAGGAGAAAAGATTAATGGCATTAGTAAGTAGTCATAATGACTGGGATCCTTTAGAGGAAATTTTTGTAGGAGTAGCGGATCACGCAAGAATTCCTACTATCGACGCAAGTACACATAGTTTTGGATTTGCAGACTTTTCTTATGATGATATTAAGGATTTAGAAGGACCAAGTCCGCAATGGGTTATAGATGAAGCAAATGAAGATTTAGATAACCTAGCAAATGAACTCCGTAAACTAGGTGTAATTGTAAGACGTCCAGAAGCAATCGATCATTCAAAATCATTTAAATCCCCAGATTGGGAAACTACAGGTTGGTATACATATTGTCCAAGAGATTTATTATTACCTTTAGATAATTTAATCATTGATTGTCCGGGAGCAATGAGAGCAAGACAGTACGAAACACTTGCATATCGTGATTTCTTATACGATGTAGTAGATAACGGTGGAGAATGGTTAAGTGCACCAAGACCTAGACTATTAGATAGTAGTTATCAACTAGATGATTTAAGTATTCCTACATTAACTAATGAAGAAATAGTTTTTGATGCTCCTAATGTAGTTAGACTAGGTAAAGATTTAATTTATCAAGTTTCTAATTCAGGCAACTTGTGGGGATACAAATGGTTACGTAACTTGCTCGAACCACGTGGATACCGTATCCACCTAGCAGAAAAATTTTATAGTTATTCACATTTTGATTCAACTGTAATTCCTCTACGTCCAGGACTGGTATTGTTTAATGGCGATCGATGTACTCCTGATTGGTATCCACCTATATTTAAAGATTGGGATAAGATCTTCGTGCCCGGAGATCAAGTGATTGATATAGGCACAAACTTAGAAAACGGTGTTAGTCCTTGTTCAAAATATATAGGTTTAAACATGCTTAGTGTTAATGAAGAACTTGTAATTATAGATGAAAATCAACAATATGTCAGAAAAGAATTAGAAAAACATGGAATTGAAACTATTGGATTGCCCATGCGTCAAGCAAGAACATTAAGCGGCGGATTTCATTGTGTTACATTAGATACAAAAAGAAAAGGACCCTGCGAGAATTATTTTGACTGATAGAGGCTATCATATACCTTATCTTGAATGGATGATCACAACTAGTTGTGATCTAGCCTGTCCAGGATGTGATAGATTTATAGAATACGATCATAATTGGACTGAAAAATTACAAGACGTCAAACAGCGTATGGTTAAATGGTCAAAAAAGCTAGATCCAGATAATCTGACATTAATAGGCGGTGAGCCGTTAATACATCCTGATTTATATGATATTATTAAACATGCTGCAAAATGCTTTGACCACAGCACTATAGAAATATATACTAACGGACTTTTACTACACAAAAAACCAAAATTATATAATACATTACGTAAGATTGGCAAAGCAAAGTTAAGTGTTACCTTACACAATAGGGATCCACAAATAAGAAAATGGATTAATTATAACTTAGATAAACAATTTTTTCAAAAAGATAAATGGCGCAAAGTTGGAAAAAACTATTGGACTAGCGGAAATATTGAAATAGAAATAACCGACCCCACCAAAGGCGGTTGGTATGAATACCGCAAGAAAGTTAATGGACAACTGAAGCCATGGAATGATAATAATATAGAAAGTAGCTATAGTAACTGTACAGCTAACATTTATCCTATCATTTATAATAATAAGTTGTACAAGTGCCCTCCTATAAGTATGTTACTAACACAAGCAAAAAAATATGGTTTGTTAAATGATAAAGATTGGGCACCTTATGTAAATTACACTCCATACAGTGTTGATGATAATTTAGAAGAATTTATTCAAAATATAAATTGTCCTCATGATATTTGCAATATGTGTCCTGCAAACCCTGTTCTTATAGAACAACCTGAGGCTGAAGTAAAGCATAATATGGAGAAATTAGTCATATGAAAAAAATTCCTGTCTATGAGTTAAACCAAGCTGGCAGAGTATTTTCATTACTCACAGAAAATTTTTCAAATGTTTTAAACTTTACATATGGACATAATAATTATGACACAAAAAAATCTCTATTGTTTATTGAATATGTTGGGTTAGACTTAGGTGTATTAGATACATTAAGAGAGCTTTCTCTAAACACAAAGAAAAAATTCTTCTTGGTTATTGACGATACATATGAAGGATTACTTTCAAAAGAAGTACTACAAAAACATTTAGAATATATAGAATCATTACACGAAGTAATAGACGAATTTATAATTTTATCAGCAAACAAAAGTATTTTTAATGAAATGGTAAATTTAGGTTATGAGAAAAACTTTATATACTTTAACACTCATTTATATCTTAGCAAGTACGATGGTATTGATATACAAAATTCTACTGTCAGTGAAAGTGATTTACTAAGAAAGAAAAAATTTCTTTGTTTGAATAGACAAGAAAGACTTCATAGGATACTAGTAGTAGACCATCTATGTAAGACTAAGCAACAAAGGCATGGTTTTATTAGTTGTCCGTTGTCCGACTATGGACTTGCATTTGAAAAAAAATTAGATTCAAGTTACTCGGAAGTTTTATTTTTTGATAAAGCATTATTAGATTACAAGTTCACTGATGAACAAAAAAATAGACTTAGTTCTATTTTACCTTTAGAATTAGACGTTCCAGATGAAATGCACAAAAGTTTGCGCAATGAAATGCCAGATACAAAAGCATATTTTGAAGAAAGTTATTTTAGTATAATCACTGAAGGTGATTTCTATACAGAAAACAAGCGCCAAATGTTCACAGAAAAAATTCTCAAAGCATTTATATATAAGCATCCTTTTGTAGTTGTAGGGTTGCCTGGCACATTATCATTGCTAAGAGAACATGGATTTTTAACATTTCCGCAAATAATTGATGAGTCATATGATTCAATTGAAGACGATACAGAAAGATTAAATGCATGTTTAAGAGAGATTGACAAATTACTATCTTTAAATATTCACGAACTGAAAGATTTATATGAAAGTATAAACCCTATATTAGAACATAATAGAAAACTAGTGCTACAATATAATGCAATGCCAGCCCCGTCTTTACTAGTTAATATTATTCAGCAGTGGTTTTATAATTAAGATGATTGACTATAAATTCTTTATTAGGTATATCAATTATTTCTAGTTCAGCTAACATAGCCTGTTTTTCTTCATCTTCTAAGTTTACAATATCTAATTCTCTTGGGTAAGTTAGGCAATTAATATACCATTCAAAATCATTATCTACAACCCAAGAATGCAAGTCGCCTAGCATGAAATAGTTGTTACGATGTAATACTGTATTAATTTGTAATTGATATTTTTGTGCTGTAGTCCATTCGACAAAATCTAATATTTTATCCCAATTTGCACCTTCACGGACTAAAGAATTATTAGTGCCATATCCGTCGATACTAAGAATAAATTTTACACTTTTGAATTGATCAAATATTTTTGTATCTTCAGGAATAAACATTCCATTTGTGTTATATATCAATTCAACTAAATTTTTTTCTTCTACTGTATTAATTACATTTAAATGTCTATTTGTTATTAATGGCTCCCCACCTAGAAATAATATTTTATTAACAGAGTTAGGCACATCAAAATCTTTAGTTTCTATTAGTTTGTATTTTGACTGACCAAAAATTTCTTCTTCTTTTTTAATCCAACTTGTACTAAATTCACTATTACATCCGTCACATGCTAAATTACACAAATTATCTAATCCAATTTCTAAGTACTTTAAACTTATCTCATTTGTATTATATTTTTCATTAAATTCTTGTCTTAGACTTTTATGTCCAATACTTTCTTCATAGTAACATTTTTCACATTCAGCAATGTATTCGTTGTTTTGATTTTTTTCTCGTAACTTTTCATATGCATCATTTAATAACACGTTATCTAAATTTCCATCAAATATGCCAATAGGCTCCTTAAACCTACAGCAAGGATAAATTCTGTCTCCTGGCCTAATGTTTGTATGTTGCCAAAAAGCACTACATAGATGAGTCATAAGGCACTCCGTGTTTTTTAAATAATTTTAATATTTCTTTCTCTAATAATTTTTCTTTTTCGTGATATGTAATGATATTAGTATTTGCTAGTAATGCTCGTTTGTAACTTTCTGTAAACATGGCAGGCGGCATATTTTCTTTTATATTTCTATAAGGATCAAAAATACTTGTTGTTTTTGAAATATTGTCATCTATATGTTCAACACCTAAATTAACCAAGCATGGTATCTGTAAATCATTAGCATGTTGGTACACAATATCATAATTACAAATTACAGCGTCACAACAACTAACAATATAACCTAAATCATTAGATTTATAATCATTATTGGGTAATAAATTTATATAGTTTACCTTGTCTGATAGAAATGTTTCTATGTGTTTAGCTGCTGTAGGTGAAAAACTGCGTAATTTTTTATCATACCACATATCTTCGGTTACTATAAATTCTTCTTGCCAATTATCACTTAAATAATATGGTGCAACCAGTACATTACTGAAATTGTTTTTGTTTTGGTCTTGGATATATTTTTCTATTTGTAATTTTGTGTCTATAGTAGGCATATATGTTACAGGTGTTATGTATTGTTTTTTTCCTAATATGGTATAGCTAAGCCAGGCGTCTAAGCTAGGTTTGTTTTGTAGACATTCATACTGTGATTTATAATCTATAGTTGTTACTTCATTTGGAACAATTATATCTTCATAAACACGCTTATCTTCCATGGTCCAAAATTTGTTACCTAATAGTGGGTTATTAAGGAATATACTATATTCTTGATCAAATATTACTGCAAAATCTTCACTATTTTCTGTATATTTTGCAAATATTTTTGCTGATATATAAGCAATAACATGATTACTATTTGTAAATAGAAACACTTTCATATGCCTGTAACTCCAACACTGAATCTGATTACTACTTTAGGTTCATCTGATAAATTTACAGTGAAGTGATTTCTCAAAAATCCTGGAAATATATAGACGGCAGATTCAGGAGTGTTATACATTTGGAAGTGTGAATTATATTTGTTTTCGGGTTTATTTTGTAAGTTTGAAAAATATTTGTTATCAACCACATGCTCAAAATTTATAAACCCAGAATTAGGAGCACTATGAACAAAATAATATCCCTGCCAAGTTGCATCACCGATATACGATTGTGTCAAACATCCAGGAGGAATAATTAGAAAATCCATATTAGTAAACGAAATATTATATCTTGTGTTTAAGTTTGTCCTATCATTAACTGCTTTAGACCAATCACTAATTTGCGGAGATTCGCAGAATTCTGCAAATGCAATATTATTTTGTAAATTATCAATAGATTGATATACGTCAACACTGTGAATAGTATTGAAGTTTGCATGTTTTTGTGAAACGTCTTCTATCACACGGGAAATTTTAGGTTTAAACTGATTGTGCTCCAAAAACTGAAACACGTCTAAACTTATATCAAAAAGACTAATATTTTGTAAACCAGATTCATTCATAATTTAATGTAACATATTTAAATAGAAATGTCAAGAAAGATGTCATTTATGAATAGATTATTTACATTTGGATGTAGTCATACAAGATACAATTGGCATACTTACGCAGATTTTGTAGCTTTACGATATCCTATATTTCAAAATTGGGGATTCCCAGGACTAGGCAATAGAGCTATAGCAGAAAGATTAGCAGAAGCAGTTGTATCACAGAGTATAAATGAAAACGACACAGTGATTGTTCAGTGGAGCAGTCATTTACGTAATGATTATGCTAAGACTGATGTTAAGAATGAACACGGAAATATGTGGTGGACAAAAGGACCTGTTTTTGCAGAACATAACATCAAAAAATATGGCAAGAAATGGTTTAACGAATTTTGGGACGAAAAAGCATATCTTATTCATAGCCTCAACAATATAGTTTTAGCAATAAACACTTTAGAAAATATAGGATGTAAATGGTTAATGACAATGGGTCCAGATCTAAGTACTGTTCAAACATCAGGAGAGGATTGGAATACTGGCTCTGGAACTATTGATAAATTTCCAGCAGATTTGATACACTACAAAAAATACATTTGGGAAACTTACAAACACAAATGGCTGCCGCCTATTATGCAAAAGAAAAAAGAATGGCCAGATTATGATATGTGGTTTAAGTATGAAGGCAATGACAGCGGAAACACCGAAATATTTGAAATTAAGGGCGATAAATTTAAGGATCATCACATGAGTCCTGAACAATCATATATGTATGCAGAAATAGTCATAGAAAAATTAGGCTTAGAATTGGAATTAACAGAAACTGATATAGAAATAATTAATTTTTACTTGGCAGCAAATAAACAATATCCTGGTTGGGTAGATTTTATTGAATTTATACTTTCGACGCCATGGGCCTTAACACAAGCACAACACGGGATTTGACATGAGTATACCTTTAATTGGATTAGATAGAGACGGAACAATAAACATAGACAAAGGATATATTAAAGATCCTGCAGATTTTGAACCTATTCCAGGTAGTTTAGAAGCGATAAAGTTAATACGAGAAAAGGGTTACGATGTAGTAATACTGTCTAATCAAGCTGGGATAATGAAAAAAATTATGACAGAGATTGATGTAGATAGAGTAAACTATCGTATGTTAGAGATGTTAGGCCAAATAGGATGCCCTAACATCAATGGTTTATACTATAGTATGACTAATCTTAAAGAAGATATATATGCAAAACCTAATATAGGCATGTTTCAAAGAGCTGAAAAAGAAATTGGCGTAGATTGGAAGAACAGTTACTTTGTAGGAGACAAAATTAGTGATCTTAAAGCCGCAGTGAAGGCAAAATCAAAACCTATATTAGTCAAAACAGGACATGGGGAAGAAACCTTTACTAGACTAAACACATTTAGCCAAAAGGACCTGAAAAAAATTACACTAATTTATGACAACCTACTTGCGTTCGCGGAAACATTACCCGTTGTAGAATAAATACTATAACAAGGGTGAAGTATGATACAACAACTAAGAAAAGGTTTAGATAGTACAGTAGAATTTAACCGCACTAAAGGTTTCGCTACTGACCAAAAGTACCAAAAAATTTACGGCGAAACAAACATTGACGAATTTTTCTTAGGAGATTTTGCTTCAGCATTCTATACGATAAATGTACAACTTGATAGCGATCGGAAAGAAGTATTCCAAATGATTGTAACTGCAAGACCTCTTAAAGTAACTGTAAGTGGGTATGGCAGAGTAAGTACTGTAACAAAATTAGTTGACATTGGTGCTACTGCTGATATAAGCAAATGTTATATTACAGCAACACCAATAAGCACCGGCTTTGATGGTTGTAAGGTAGTATTGACTGCTAGATATTTTAATTGTATAGACCCATTACAACCACCTCCACCTGATGTAAAGACATTCGATAGTGATTTTGGAAGATTTGATACTACTAAAGTTACATTTGATGCAGAGGATATTTAAATGGCAAAAGAAATTATAAATGAGGGAACAGTTGCTAATGACGGTACAGGCGATGCTTTAAGAGTAGGTGCAGTAAAGATCAATGCTAATTTTTCAGAGATTTACAATGCTATAGGAAATGGCAATACAGTTACTAGTGTAACTAACGCAAATGGTGAATTAGATTTACCATATAATGCTAACCAAGTTCATAAAGTTTCATTTAATGTTCCAGATCTTTCAACACTGAACACTATAGATCCAGCAACTTATCAAGGTGCAATTATATCAGTTACAAATAAAGGACAATTATTTGTTGCTCACCAAAACGCTTGGCGAGGTGTACTAATGGATGCCAGTCAATCGGCCATTCCCAATTACACTGATCCTCTAAGCACAGTAGCATATAGTGGAGACTATGGTGATTTGCAAAATACTCCTAGCTTTGCAAATGTTCCTGTTGTGATAGATGACTTACAAGATGTCGATACTACAAGTATTACACCTGCTACAGGAACTGTGCTTAAATGGAACGGCGCACAATGGGTACCAGGAGCTGATATTACAGCAGGAGGTACAGGAGTAGATAGTGATACTTTAGACGGACAAGACGGAAGTTATTATCTAAACTACAATAACTTTTTCAACAAACCAACTTTAACACTTGCAGGCATACTTGCAAACGGCAATAGTGCTGATAGAGGTATTTTTCCAAACGCTAACAACCAATACAAACTAGGCGATGTAAACTTAGTATGGTCAGAGGTACATGCAACTATATTTGAAGGAACTGCAACTTCAGCAGAATATGCTGACTTAGCTGAAATATATGAGCCTGATCAGGAATATCCAGCTGGCACTGTTGTATGCCTTGGTGGTGAAAAAGAAATTACAAAAAGTAATAGTGTTGCAAGCACAAAAGTTTTAGGAGTTATTTCCACTTTACCAGCATATTTAATGAACAAAAATGCAAAAGGCTTACCAGTTGCTTTGCAAGGAAGAGTCCCTTGTAAAGTACAAGGACCTGTTAGTAAAGGGGATATGCTAGTTAGTGGATTAGACGGTGTTGCTATTCCTACAGCAGAATTTGTAGGTGGAGCTATGATAGGAAAAAGTTTAGAAGATCATAATGAAGATTCAATAGCTACTATAGAAATTGTAGTTGGAGTACGATAATGCCAGCTAAGTTTCGCACAGGATTAGATAATACTATACAATTAAATGATAGCAAAGGTTTTTCATTTGTAGGACCGTGGACTAAAGTTTATAGTAACACTGTAATGGATAGATTTTATGTAGGAGACTTTGCTAGTGCTACATATTTTGTTTCTGTCCAATTTGACAGCAATGAAAAAGAAGCTATGCAAGTAAATGTAGTAGCAAGTCCAAATCAAGCTGCACTCAATATTGTTGGCAGGACTGGAATAGATGCTGCAAAACTTGTTGATATTTCCGCAGTTATAAATGAAAGTTATTGTGAAGTTATATTAAATCCACAACCTGATTATGAAGGAAGTAAAGTTTTATTTTCTGCAATATATTCAGGTACTATAGATAGTTTGACACCACCAACAGCAACAAGTGGTAGCGGGATAAATACTATTGATAATAGTACTGCAACTATTGATAATTCTAACGTGACGATTGACAGGACATCATAATGGCAAAACAACAACTTAATGTAGGAACAGTGGCTAATGACGGTACAGGTGATAATCTCCGTGCAGCAAATATCAAAATTAATGATAACACTAACGAGATATATTCTGCATTAGGAAATGGATCAAATTTACAAACTTTAGTTAATAATCAGCTAGAATTAGATGTTCCTGTAGATGCAAACAAAGTAAACAAAATTAGTTTTCATGTTGCATCAACAGCAGCTTTAAACACAGTAGATGCAAGTGCATATCATGGAGCAATATTGCATAACCATCAAACTGGTACAATTTATGTTGCTCATGCAGGATCATGGAATCCGTTGCTTATGGATACTAGTGGAGGACCTGTTACTAACTATACAGATCCACTCAGCACAGTTGCATATTCAGGAAGTTACACTGATTTAACAAACAAGCCGGCTTTTGCATTAAATGATATAGCAGATGTTGATACTGTTACTAATGCACCTAGTGCTGGAAGTGTACTAAAGTATGACGGTACTAAATGGGCTCCTGGTGTTGATGTAGCACAAGGTGGACAAGGAACGGATGCTGATACTTTAGATGGACAGGATAGTACATATTATTTAAATTATGCAAACTTAACAAATGTACCTACTACATATGCTTGGAGCACAATCACATCAACTCCGACTACAACTACAGGATACGGTATTGATAGCCTTTTTGATATAAAGAATGCTAATGAAATAATTGATATCAAAACAGGAGCATCAGGAACAGTAGTACATGATACAAGCAGTGCAAGTGTATTTTATCATACTTCAGTTGGTAGTAATTTCACTGCAAACTTTACAAATTTACAAACAACTAACAATCGGGTCACATCGGTAGTTATTGCAATACAACAAGGTGCAACGGCTTATATTCCAAGTGCAGTCCAAGTAGGAGGCTCTCCTATTATCATCAAATGGCCTGGGGGATCTGCTCCGACCGGCAATGCAAATAAATTAGATATATTTTCGTTTAACATCTTTAGAACCGGTAATGCTTGGACAAATCTAACAGGAATATTATCAACATACGGTTAATTCTCAAGTAGATTTATCTAAGCATAAATATACTAAAGTGAGAATGTACTAATGCCAGTTATTAATGAACAATTTAAATCTGATTTTGGCTTCGAAAGCAATAACTTTACTGTTGACGAAAACGGCAACATTACTGCTAAGAAAATAGATGTTAAACAATTATTAATTGACGGTAATCCGTTTGTAGGTTCCGACCCTGATGAGCCTGTTGTTACCCCAGATCCTGACGATAGCACTATAGAATTTCCAACATCATTTGATAAATTATTAGTCAAGGGACCTTTTGTAGTACGACTAGGAGATAGTAGTGAAGTATTAACTATTAGGGACGGAGTTGTAGTGTTAGCTAGTGACGATGGTGGCACAATAGATAATATTGACATTGGATCTATAACACCAGCAGATGGTACATTTAATAATTTAGTTGTCAATACACAGGCAAATATTGCCAATATCACTGTTACAGGCACAGCCGCTGTGACAGGCACAGCACAATTTACAAACAATATTGAAATAAGTGCAGATCCTACTAACCTTAACCATGCAACACGTAAAGACTATGTAGACACACAGATTTCAGCATTTGCTATAGCATTTGGAGTTTAACTTAAATGGCAAAAAGAAAAATAGAAAATTATATATTTTATCCGGGATTAGGATTAAACGATAATCTTTATCCTAACGCATACTGGTTATTAGAAAATAATAAATCTTTCATACAAGAAGAAGTTGTTGCATGGATACAAGCTCAAGTAGATGCTGGAGTAGTAGGGTTTGTTGGATATACTTATAATACAGAAAAATGTAAGAGAGACACTGGATATGTAATTGATGCTTGGTTAACTGATTTAAGATATGGTGGAAATGCTAATATTTCTAAAGTTGTTAGTTACTATTGGGATCAAGATGTAGCACAAGTTGACGGAAGTCGTACTCCAGAAATTGAAGTTTATAAGTTTCTTAAAGACACATTAATTACAAATCATATTTTAACAAATAACAGCTATAGTGCGTCTAATACAGTACTTCCTCAAGTTATAGATACTAATTACACATCGGAATCTGGAGCATCTAATAGAATTATTGAATTAGCAAATATAGTTATAAATGTTATTACAACAGGACTAAGTGCGCTACCTAGCACAATATTTACAGGTGTAGGTCATATAAAGATGCCTGGAAAATATAGGCTAGAAGATCTTTTAATTATCACAGATGCTACTGCTAACGAAATTATTTACAATTTTGCAGCACCTGGATTAGGTGGCTCAGTCACATACGAAAAAAAATCAGACGACGATTTCCCTACATTTATTGATACAGCAGATTATGTAACCACACTTAAATTACAAAAAAATACGGCATCTTCTAGTGCAGATAATGAAATACAATTATTTTCGGAAGAAAAAGAAATACGTACAAGACCTTTTGATTTTGGCACTGATGCTATTGAACGTATGCGTATTGCGCCTCCGCTATCAATGCTTGACGCTGACTTTGAGTACGGCTTACAGCCTACTAAATGGAGTGCTATTGGCATAATGCGCGGGTACCCTAGTGTGTACGAAATACCTGGGACAGATTTAGATATAGTCTCAGTTACTACTGATGCTTCAGCAGGAACTGGCGGAGTTGGCCAATCAAAGATTACTGTTACGACAGTGTCTAAACATAATTATACCAATGAAACAGCAGTGGTAATTAAAGGCCTTGAACCAGGTATAAGTGGTGCTTTACGAGCTGAAGGAAGTTTTGTTCTAACTGATGTTATAGATGAATTTACATTTACTTATTTTGCAAAATCGAAAGTGGGATCTGCTCAAGGAGAAGATTTAGGTACTAATTTTACCTTGCTAAGGGAAGCAGGTTTTTATACAGGATCAGCAATAGGTAGCCCAGATTGGACTATAATTAGCCAAGGTACTAGTGGAAATATAACCCCGCAGTTTGCTTCACCTTTAGGTAGTACAAGATTAACAATGGTGTCAGGCAGTGATGTCCCTGAATTAGGAGCACCAATATCAAACCCTACGTATTTTCCTACTGGCACACAAGTTACAGGTGTAACAGGAACAGATGGTATTAACTTTGTAGGGTTACCTGGAGCAGATATTAACGCAGGAGATACAATAGCAACTTTCGGTGACGTATCAGGAATACAAATAGGTCATGCTGTTGATAACGGAACTGGAGATGCACTTTTTGTGACTAATGTAGCTGGAAACAGTGTTACATTTGATCAGCAATTTACAGACACATTTACAGCTGCGTACGGAGAATTTACAGGAGTTTCGGGAACTACAGTAGCAGGTACTGGAGCAGGAGCTCAATTTGATATAAGTAAATCAGGCAATGTATATTCTATAGACGGAATAAATGGCGGAGCATCTTATAAGAAAGGTGACGCAATATTATTACCTGGCGATCTGTTAGGAGGTTCTACTCCAACAAATGATGCAACAGTAGTAGTTACTAGTGTAACAGGAGGATCAATCACAACAGCCGACATAACAGGCACTGCTTTTTCCGGAGATTTAGTATATACAGGAATAACATTAGGATATCAAAACGGAAATGGTAATGGTCCTGTAGATTTTGACGTCACTTTAGAAGATAATGTCTATTCTGTTACAGTTTCTTCACCTAACACGAGTACAGGTTTTGCACAAGGAGATCTTCTTTTTATACAAGGAACTTCGTTCCCTCCAACAGGAAATGCAAGTAATGATTTAACTATTAAAGTTACTAGTGTAGGAGCCAGCGGAGAAATTTTAAATGTTACAGCAAGTGGTACTGCGCCAGATGTAGAAGTTGACTATGCTAGTGTTTCTTACACAACTACCGGAGCAGGTGTAGGTTTAGATATTGATGTGCAAAAGCAAGGTGTAATATATTCAAACGTATTCTTAAGAAGTGCAGGTAGCGGATTTACTACAAGTGATACTGTAACAATTAGTGGTGTAGATCTAGGAGGTATTACACCTGATAATGACATCAAGTTACGAATAGTTGAAGTAGATGGATCGGGTGCAATTATTAGTTTTGATGTAGAAGGTACTGATTTATCAAGTGCTGCTGTTGCTGCTAATAGAGACACGGTATTCAAGACAGCACAAATATTGTCTGGAGTAAATGCCGAATTTGAAATAACTAATGACGGAACAATTTACACAGTAAGTGACATAACAAACGCAGGAACGGATTACGGCACAGACCAAACATTCCTAATTCCTGGTACTGTACTAGGAGGTGCAACTCCTACAAACGACCTAACATTACAAATAACTCAAGTGGACGGAAATGGAGCTATTATTTCAGTGACACCGAGCGGAGTGTCACCGGCAATTCCTTCGTCATTTACCAATATTACAGGAGTTAATTTGCCAAATAACGGAGCTGGTGCAACGTTTGACATTGTAAACAGCAACGGAACCTATACTATCACTGTTAATGAAGCGGGTTTAAACTATCGTGAAGGCAATCAAATTAGCATTGACGGTGCTGATCTAGGAGGTGCCAATCCTGCAAATAACGCAACTGTTACAGTACAAACAACTACTATTACTGACGGTGTCGGAACTGCAACAATCACAGGTTCAGGATTTATAGGCAATACTATAAACTTTATTGGTTCTGTGACTTTGAGTGAACCATCTATACTAGCAGTACCATCACTAACAAACATTAATTTTGAAGCCTTAGCAACAATACAAGTTACTTGGCCATATGCTCATGGACTTATTCCGGGCAATAGCTTTATTGTTACCCAAACTAGTGATGATAACTCAAATAATCACGATTTGGTTGCAGGATCATACCTTGTAACAAGTGTGCCTGCAAGTAATGTTATTACCTATCAAGCAAGAGCTGAAGGATTTATAGATGATACTGGTATTGATAGTACAGGAACTAGTGCTGGAGTAGGAACAATTGAGGCTACTATATATCCTAGACCTGATAGCTTTTTTGTACATAGACCATTTGATGGGGGCGTACAATTAGGCACAGGCGGACCGCAACACGGTGCACAGGCAATTCGTCAGAGCAAGAAATATATTCGTTATCAGTCAGGTAAAGGTATTATGTACACAACTGGTGCACTATTTGCACCAAGTTATGATTTGTTAAGTGTTACAGCAGATGGTGTAGAAGTAGGGGCAACAATAACTTGCGTAACAGACGATACAGATCACGGATTACAAATCGGCGGCATTGTGCGATTAATAGGTATTAATACTCCGGGATATAATAGTGGTGCAGAAACTGCTGTACCGCCACAATTTGATTATACTGTTACTAATATTATAGATGAAAGAACATTTACAATTACAGCACAACGTAGACTAGGACACAATATTGCAGAACTAGGATTCGGAGCACAAGTTAGTGTTGTAGAATGGCATGGAGCTACAGTACGTTCAGGAATATTTGACGATCAAAACGGTATTTTTTGGGAATATGACGGAAGAAATTTAAATGTAGTGCAGAGAACCGCTACAAGACAGCTTGCAGGTACTATTTCATGTACATCTGACAGCAATTTAATAATAGGCACTAACACAAGATTTAGAGATCAGATCAAAGCAGGAGATAGGATTGTTATCAAGGGTATGACCCATGTAGTCACCAATTGTGTTAATCAAACAAGAATGACTGTAACTCCAGACTTTAGGGGTGTTAGTAACGTAACAGCCGCAAAGGCAAGTTTGATTGTTGACAAAAAAATTAGACAAGATGAGTGGAACTTGGACAAATTAGATGGCAACGGACCTAGCGGTTATGATATGGATCCAGCAAAGATGCAGATGATTGGAATACAATATTCATGGTATGGTGCAGGATTTATTGATTATATGGTCAGAGGTAGTGATGGTAATTTTGTTTACTGCCACAGAATCAGAAATTCAAACGTAAATACCGAAGCATATATGAGGTCAGGTAACTTACCAGTTCGTTATGAAGTAACTAATGAGGGTACACCTGGAAAACTACGGTCTAACATGTCTATATCAGATAATATTATACCACTTGAAGATGCAAGTTTCTTTCCTAATTCAGGCACTGTTTACATAGATAACGAGATGATGAGATATACAAACAAAGCAGGTAATGATCTAATTGGCGTAACAAGAAGTGCAACATTAACAAACTTTTCCAGTGGAGCAACTCGTAACTATACAGCAGGACCTGCTGATGCACATGCAGATAATACTGGCGTAGTTCTAATTAGTAATACTATTACTCCTAACATTAGTCACTGGGGTAGTGCTTTCATTACAGACGGTAATTTTGATGATGACAGAGGATATATTTTCTCATACACAGAATCCGCACTAGAAATTAGTACTACTAGAAGGTCAGCATTTCTAATGCGACTTGCACCTAGTGTTAGTAACGCTATTGTAGGAGATCTAGGAGAACGTGACCTACTTAATAGAGCACAGTTATTACTACAAGGTATTGAGATTACATCAGATGGTTTTGATGGTTCTAATAATCCAATTCAAGGTGGTATTGTTGTTGAAGGCATACTCAATCCAAAAAATTATCCTGTCAATCCTGACGACGTTGTGTGGTCAGGACTAAGCACACAGGCCCAAGGTGGTCAGCCTAGCTTTACCCAGATTGCATCTGGAGGCGGTATTAACTGGACAGGTGGAGCAACACAAACTACTGCTGCTGTAAACTATCAGGGCGATATGACGGTAACAGGTATTCAAAATAGTTTTGAAGTTGATGCACAAGGCCAAGGTAGAGATGACTATGTTTGGGTTTTAGATAGTGTAATCCAGGCACAGGGTTTGCGAGCTGGCATGGTATGTAATACACCGCCATTTAACGGATTGAGGGTAACTGGTATTGGTAATTTAGATCCTGCCTTCGGAGACAGGCAACTCTTCTTTACCAACGACGCATCTAACACAGGCACAACTTATCCTCCTGGTGCTTTAAGCCTTTCATTTACATTTGCTACTGCACAAGGAAAAACTCCTGTAGCATATTTTGAAAAAGCCAGCTGGGATGCTAGTAATGCAGATGCTAACACTGAAGTTGATCCAGCAGACACACAGTTTCCTGCAGGTACTACGGTAAACACTATTAGTAATCAAAAATTTGGTTCTACTGAATATGTAGAAGTTACATTTAACAATAGTTCAACTACCACTTTACAGGGCGGCAGCACTGTTACATTCCTATTTGGACAACCTGCATACGCACAACCAGGAGAAACTGTATTTTCATTTATTGCACAACCAGGAGAGCGGGCCGATTTGACGTTAGAGTCTCTTAAGGAATTAACAAACACCACACTAGGTGGTAGAGGTACTTTCCCTAATGGTCCTGACGTACTTGCTATTAATATATATAAAGTTTCAGGATCAGCTACAAATGGTAATCTAATTATACGTTGGGGAGAGGCTCAGGCTTAGGCTTTTGACTATCTCCAGGACCAATTCTGTAGTTATCTTCTACACTATCTGCGGTGCTTACTTCTGTAATACTACTGTTAGGCATCATTGCTTCTAATTGATGAGGCATCAATGGAGGATTGTGCCAAGTATCGCCTTCCTTTAAATGTACCTGCTTTAGTTCTGCTGTTTCGGTGTCAATATACCTTAACAAAAATTGTCCGCTGTTTACAAACCATGTTTCGTCTTTTTCTTTATGAAAATGCATACTAAATTTATTACCTGGTTTGGTAAACACTAACAGTTTACCGCAATAATTTTCAGTAGAAGCAAAAATTAATTCATATCCCCAACCCTTTTCAACCATACCGCTTAGTCTTGTCATTTTGTGTCCTCTTTTATATAATCTAGCACATTTGTAAATTTGTAATCTATGTGAGACTTTAATTTATCCAAGTTCGCACATGTATAATATTGATATTGCGATTTTAGTTGCTCAGGCATCGGTATATAATTGATATTACAATTATACTTTTTCTCATATGCTTTTGCTATGCTTTCAAAACTGGTAGGTAATCCTGTCCCTAAATTAAATATTCCTGATACATCTTTTGACATAAATTGTTCATGAATGTTGCAGACGTCGCCTACATATACAAAATCTCTTTTACATTCACTACTATTTTCAAATAATACAATTTCGCCTTCTTGGGCTTGTTTTTTAAATTTACTAATGGGGCTTGCTTGATCTAATTTGTGATCCTCGTGCGGACCATAAACATTAAAGTATCTAAATCCTTGAACTAAGATGTCAAAGTCATTGTGGAGAGTTACAAATCTATCAAACAAATATTTGCTCCAAGCATAAGGACTTTGAGGCAATAATGGAGCATCTTCTACAAAATGCTTCCATGGTCCATATACACTTGCACTACTAGCATACTGCAAATTAGTACCTTGCATATCACAAATTTGTAGTAACCTCATACTAAAGTCCAGATTCTGTTGCATTACAAGCTCAACGTCTGTTTCAGTTGTACTGCTAATCGCACCTAAATGAACAACCCAATCATAAGCAGAACAGTCAGGAACTGTGTTAGGTACGTAATCCCAAACTTCAACATCATGCGATGCTTGGAGATGTGCAACCATATTTTGTCCAATGAAGCCTTGATGTCCTGTAATGAGTATTTTCATGCTTGGTACCTTTTAAGAATATTTGTTGTACTATAGTTTTCTCTATGAGGAAATATTATAACCTGGGCAATATCGCTGCCAACAACTTCTTCTGAATTATAGTCTCCGCCCTTCACTATAACATCTGGTTCTAATTCCTTAATTAATTTATACGGAGTGTCTTCATCAAAAATAATAACTTCGTCTGCAATGTTTAAACTTTCAATAAACTCTTTACGTTCTTGTTGATTTAATTTTGGCCTATTAGGACCTTTTAACCTACGTATGCTTTCGTCGCTGTTTATACCTACTATAAGGCGGCGTCCTTTACTCTTTGCAAACTTTAGTAATTCAATATGTCCTACGTGTATAATATCAAAACAACCATTAGTAAATACTATGCCTGTATTAAGATAATCTTTTGTAACAGCAACTACACCTCTTTGTTCTACTGTTCTAGCACTAGCATAGCAAGCCTTACGACATGCTCCTGGTATATCAATACCTTGTTGATATAGATGTGCTATTACAGCTAGTACTGTATCTCCTGCACCTGTAACATCTGCAACTTCAATTGCTTCTTCTTTGTAGTGCCAAGTTTCTCCTAGTTTATTAACAACATAAAGACCATCGGAACCTGCTGTAATTACTAACCAACTCCAGTTAAATTCTAATAATTTTTGTTTAGCAATTTCAATATTAAACTTTCCGAACCACTGCTCATATTCTTTCATATTAGGTTTAATTAGGAAAACATTTCTATAAATTTCTGGTCCTTGTTTAGGATCAACAAATACATTTTTTGTAATATTTACAATTTGGGTAATTAAATCATAATCAACAGTGCCTTTATTATAATCACTTATAAGAACGGTATCTTCTTTAGACAAGCCTCTGATGAGACGTTCACGTATATTACCGTTGTAATGATCTTCTCTATCCCAGCGCATAATATGTTGGCCGTTAGATCCAACTAATCTAGTTTTGGTAGTTGTAACCAAAGCATCATGATCTATCTCGGCTTGAAGATTAGTATTTCCAACTAACTCGATTATTTTGTATCCTTCTTTATCGGATGCAATAGCACCAAATAGAGATACATTATTATCCAATGAAAATAAGTTTACTGCTAAATTTCCTGCACCTCCTAAACTAAATGTTTGAGATTCTTCTAGCAAAATTGGAACAGGAGCTTCAGGACTTATTCGGGTCGTGGACCCTGTAATCCACCTATCTAACATTAAATCACCGTAAACTTTAAACATATTTTAATTATACACTTTTTGTTAACTTTAGTCAAGCATAGATAAGACGTCTATTACAGTTTGTAGCTTTGTTTGATTTGTTTTGTTTTGTAAAGTATTACGCAAACCTTGATGTAAAGGTTTTGGCCACGAACCTAAACTTACCCAAGCGTAACCAGTATGTTCGTCATTTAATAAAGGTATAAATTCGTTATCTACTAAACAAAGGTAAGTATGAAAAAGGAATTTTTCATCATTAGAAATAAATGTTTCTAGAGGAATAGTTTTGAGTATTTTATGGCTATTGCCTATTTCTTCTATGATTTCTCGTTGTAACCCCTCCCAAGGTGTTTCGTGGTCTTCTGTTGTACCACCTACTAACCCCCAAAGATTATTTTGTTTGCCTTTTGCTCTATAAAGGAAGAGAAATCTCTCTGTAGATTTACTGAAAAAAAGTGCACCACTACATACTATCTTACTATCTTGCATATAGTAATTATCAAGAGAGCGAAATTCTCCAACTGCCTCTTGGATAGTCACCGTCTACACTTAACAACCATTCATTACCATTCCATCTATATTGTGTGCTGGTATTAATATTTGTTGTATATACAGGAGTATATGCACTATCATCAATATTATTTTCACTGGAATCAAATACTATACGCCAATTGTTTCCATTCCATTCAATAATATCATTTGCACCTGCAACAAAATCTGTGCCATCTGCATTTTTCCATGCATCCGGACCATCAGTGTTTTCATCGCTGCCTATATTTTCTAATAATAATAATCTTATACCATTTGATTTTATATTAGAAGGATTGAAATTAGTAGGATCTATAATATAATCCACTGTTGTTTTACCCTCAATAGTACTATTATCTGGATAAGTGTCTGTGTCCCAATTAATAGAAAGTTTTGTCGGATCTATCAAATTAAGACTAAATGTACCCACAATTTGATTGCCGGTGTCAATTTGTGTTAGATAAATTGTACTCACGCCTGCACTATAACTGCCAGGGTGTGCATCTAACACTCCTCGCCAATCAATATTACCTACTACATTTTTGTCAATGATTTGTGCAGTATCACCATCAATATACACACCATAATTTTGATAGTTAGTTGCTTCTACTTGTGTTGTGTAATCTGTTTGAGCTATTACACCTCCGAAATCGTTACGTACCTTGCCTGATTTTATACTATCGTCGTATGCAATAACATCAGGCATGCTAAGTCCTAGATCAATTTCACCTGTGTCTTCATTGAATATACTTGCAATTATATTTGTTACTACTCCTAACTTTTTAACCTTTACAGGTGGAGATATGTATATAGGTGTAGAAAATTGTAGTGTTGCAATATCTATTTCAGAATCAACTCCTACCGGAATACTTCTATTACTAAATGTTACATCCTCTAAATTCACAACTGTCAAACTTGTCCAATCTACAAAATTGTCAGTGGTTTGGATTTCTAAACTAGGATTAAACAACGTTAGTATTTGTTCAAGTATCTGAAGTTTTTGTTCTGTATTTGTACTCCAAATATCAGCATTTATTGTAAGAGTATACGGGGTAGGCATCAAACGTTCAACTGTATAGTTCTTTCCCTGGTAATCTAAATACTCTTCGCTATTTTCATCATATGCACGTTCCCGTATGTGTAGTTTACTTACATAACTAGCATCGGCTGTTCTTTCTCTATCCATAGCCAAATTATTAATATGTATTGCTATACGAGGAGCAGACGGAATTTTATTTTCGCTATTGTCTCTGATAATACCAGCAACTTGTCTAGTTAAGTCACCATATGTTACTGGTATTTTTGTAAGATTTCCCTTACCATCAGAATACTCAAAATTACTCAAAAGTCTAACCATTTGAGTAACATAACGTCTAATCTGTCCGTCGTAGAAATACTGCATAACTTAGATATTGTTTATAGCGTTTATGATATCATCAACTGTAGAGCCAGAACCTGCAGCAGGAAGAGCATCTTGTAATTCTTCAATAGGAATCATTCTCTTCCATTGGCCATCAATATAGAAATTATTTTCATGATTATCTCTATCATAAACCCAAAGACCATTTGCTCCGTCTGTCTCAACGTTTATAGCTCCGCCTACAACTTTATTTGCATCTGCTAAATCAGTGGTTGTATCAGTTGCAAGTGATGCTAGTTGGTTATTAGCAACTCTAGCAGTTCTATAACCTCCGCTACCTACAATTCTTACAACACCGTCTAGTCTTGCTTCCCATTGCATAGCTTGGTCAACTGTTACAACACTAATACCACTACCATCTGTAGGAGCTGCATTAAAGACTAAACCACCTTTAGTATTTGAAGTGTCATTGTCATACCCAGCTTCTAGGTAGGCTTGGTTTACAACAAAATTATCATTTAATCCAAAACCATTTCCTGCTGCAACTTTAACTTCTGCATTAATAGGTCTGCCAAAATTCCATTCGCCGGAAGCGCCTAGCCCAGGGTCAAAACTTAGTTGACCAGTCCCTAAGTATAGAGTAGTTCCGCTTAAATATAAGTCTCTAAATTTAAACGCAGAGCTACCTAAGTCGTATGCTTCGTCTGAATCTGGAATTAAACTTCCGAGTATATTTTGTCCGCTAACTGGTGGATTATCACCAAATGTATTAAAGGCACTACTAATATCTATAGTATTACCTCCGGTAATTGTAAGATTAGATCCGTTTAAACTAATAGTTTGATTGTCACTATCAGCTGCACTTTCTAAAGTTTGCACTCTCCCGTCAAGGTCGGAAAAGTTACCATCAAGTTCGGCAAATGTTAGCTCGCTCCCTTTGGTATTTCTAAGTGTGATTGGCATTATATATCTCCTTTATGTTGCTAATCAATTGTCTGGTTTAGCTCTTAGAGCCTTACTCAAACTTTGCCTTTCGGGTACTGTTTCTCCCCCTATGTTATTTGTACTGGTATTATTTATGAATTTACCTTTTTGGTGGTTTCTAGTATCTGTGTTAGACAATGTTACTCTAACATCGTCAACAATCTTCAACCATCTGTTTCCATCAAATCTAAACATTCTTTTAGGCAAAAAATCTGTTCTTAAGAAGTAGTCACCCTTGTCAGCATTGTTAGGAAAACTTATCCCCATGCCAAAATTTGCTCCGTTAGGTGCTTCTTCTGTTCCTAATAAATATCCTTCATATCCTAGTTTAGCAGGTTTGTGTGCTAATTTTTCGGGATTAATATTTGCTGTATACCCTTGTATAACATATGCAGGTGAAACATATGTTCCTGGATCAGTCCCAGGCTGAGTTGCATCGACATCAATACTTCCATCTTCATTTGTAGCTAGTGTATAATAATGACTAATATCATATCCACTTTCTGGTGCATCTGCTTCTGCCTGTGCAACTACCGCATCATTAATTTGCATTTCTTTTTCAAATGTAGACAATACATCTCTTAAAGTTTCATTAGTATCTTCACCTGCTGGCAAATCAAGTATTTCTTTAAATTCTTGTCCGTCATATATTTGCTTCATTTTTAATCTATATAAATGAGGATACCAAGTTGGCGAAAATCCTTCAGACGCTCTACTTACATCATCAATTACATAGAAACGCTTTAGAGCAACACTGAAATCGTTTAATGCATATTCATCTTTTAGATGCGGCAATTCTATAACATCACCGGGCATTAATTTTCTTCCTATAGTTTTGACACTATTTCTAATATGAACAGTCATGAATAGTGTGTCGTTATCAAGAAACAACCCAAATTGACTGAGGTTGAAATCTATATCCTGTACATTGTAAATGCCGCGCAATGTGTAAATGTCCGGATCATACTTTCTATCTCTATTTTCTAAGAATAGTAAATCTTGAATATTTGTTTCTGCAACGCTATTATACCTAGGTGAATCTGCTGTTGCGTCTTCACTTTCAGGATTTTCGGGACCTAAGTATTTGTGTACCAATACATCGGTGCCGCCGACAGTAAACATTTCTAAGATTTGTCTATCTAGAAATTCATAATCTTTTCCGCGTTCAGGTTTGTATAAACTAAGTCTTGGCATATGTATATTTATTCGATAAATACTAATGGAGAATATAACTATGTCAGCACACGCTACACAAAAACAAGAAATTTTTGATTATGTAAATGCATTTTTAGGCGGCGGAATGGTCGATGTTGAACTTGATCCTATCCACTACGAAACGGCATTGAAGAAAGCGTTATCTAAGTTTAGACAACGATCAGACAATAGCGTCGAGGAAAGCTACTTATTTTTTGATACAGTAGTTGATCAAAACGAATATACACTACCTAACGAAGTTATAGAAGTACGCAAAATATTTAGAAGAAGTGTGGGTTCAAGAACAGGCGGCGGCGATGGCGGAAGTATCTTTGAGCCATTCAATCTTGCTTATACAAACACCTATCTATTAGCAAGTTCAAACATGGGAGGACTAGCTACATATGATTTGTTTAGTCAATATCAAGAATTAGTCGGCAGAATGTTTGGATCATTTATTGAATTTAAATGGAATAGTACCTCCAAAAAATTAACACTACTGCAACGTCCTAGAGCAGAAGAAACGCTTATGTTGTATGCATACAACTATAGACCAGACAGTGAATTACTTAATGACTACCTTGCAAGCCAATGGATTAAAGACTATACGCTTGCAGGCTGTAAGTATATGCTAGGCGAAGCTAGAGAAAAATTTGCTACTATCGCTGGACCACAAGGTGGTACTAGTCTTAATGGTGCAAGTCTTAAAGCCGAAGCCCAGGGCGAAATGGAAAAATTAGATCAAGAAGTGTCACTTGCTGTTTCAGGTGGTACAGGATATAGTTTCTTAATAGGTTGACAAATCCTTTTGTATATCGTATAATATGATATAGTATAAGGAAAGGTTAATCATGGTAATTGGAATCTGTGGACTAATAGGCAGCGGCAAAGATACGGTCGCAAAATTTCTAATAGAAAATCATGGATATGAAAAAATCTCTTTTGCAGATTCATTGAAAGATGGTGTTTCTACTGTTTTTGGATGGGACAGAGAAATGCTTGAAGGACAAACTGATGAATCTCGACAATGGAGAGAAGAACCTGATGAATTTTGGTCCAAAGAAACAGGCAAAAAAATTACTCCACGTTTAATTTTACAACTTTTTGGAACCGACTGTATGCGTAACGGATTTTATGATGGCATATGGGTAAGTTTAACAAAAAAGAAAATATTAGAAAATCCGGAAACAAACTATGTTATACCTGATGTTAGATTTTCTAATGAAGCACAAATGATTAAAGATATCAACGGAAAAGTATGGAGAATACGTAGAGGTCCTGATCCAGTTTGGTTTCGTATGTATCAAGACATAGGTGTAGAGCCAACGGACGTACACGAAAGTGAATGGAGATGGGCAAATGTATCATTTGATACTATTGTTGATAATTTTGGCACCATAGATGATCTCAAAAATCTGGTTTCAAATCACCTTGCTTCCACCGAACTCCTTCTTTCTGCATAATACGTTGGCAGTTTGCACATATAGTTTTTAAGTTTAAAGGCGAGCAATTATTCAAGTTTCCATCAACATGGAAAACATTAAATTGTTCAGGATGTGTAGATTTATAATTACACTTCTCACAGAATGACTTTTTTTTGTATCCTGCTTGTTTCCATTTAGGTATACCGTGACTAACACCTCCATGCGTTAAACACATCTCGCATTTTTTCCTATAGTAAATTTTATTACCTTTTTTGTAATTTATTGCCGCTGGTCTAAATCCGCATACACATAATGGTCTCATATTGTATTTACCTCACCTTTTCATCACCTTTTTTCGGTGTTAACAGTACTGATTTTTCTATCTGATGGCTAAATAACATTAATAAAGAATTTTGAATTCATAGGAGAATTATAATGGCATTGACATCACCAGGAGTTCAGGTTAGTGTAATAGACGAAAGTTTTTATACTTCAGCACAACCAGGAACAGTTCCAATGTTGCTTGTAGCGTCAGCACAAGACAAAGCAAATGCTGCTGGAACAGGCATAGCACAAGGAACAAGACAAGCAAACGCTGGTAACCCATATCTAGTTACAAGTCAAAGAGACTTAGTAGAGTTATTTGGTGAACCAGTATTTTATACAGATACAAATAACAATCCAGTACATGGCGGAGAACTTAATGAATATGGACTTCAGGCTGCATATTCATTATTAGGTGTTAGTAATAGAGCATATATTGTTCGTGCAGACATAGATCTAGCATCACTAACTCCTAGTGCTAACGCTCCTGCTGCAAATCCGCAATCAGGAGAATATTGGTTTGATATTGCAAGTTCTTTGTACGGAATTTTTGAATGGAACGGCAATGCTGTAACAACTACTAATGGACAAACATTCACAAATAAGACTCCTAGAATTATAAATGCACAAGGTGATGTTGTAAACTTTAGTACAGGAGATTATACTCCTAAAGCGTCTATTGGTGCTATTGGCGAATATGCCTTAGTAACTGTAACAAGTGTAAACAAGTTATGGTATAAGAATAGTGCTGGAACATGGGTCACAGTTGGTAGTTCTGCTTGGACAGCAAGTTGGCCAACAGTAAGAAGTGGTACAAGTAATCCAACAATTAATCCTGCAGATTCATTTGATATCAACAGTACACCAATTACAGGTTGGGGAGGAAACTCCGTAACTGATCTTGCAGGCTATATTAACTCACTTAGCTTAGGTGCTGGCGGTGCAGGTGCAGTAACAGCAGCCGTTGTAGACAACAGACTAGAGCTATACAGCGCAGGTAATCCTGTAATAATTGGTGCAGGAACAGGTACTATACTTTCAGATCTTGATATTACAGCTACTACATTCCAAGCTCCTGCATTGCAAATTAGCACACATACTAATGTACCACAGTTTAAATCAAATGGTACTAATAATCCAACAGGTTCTATATGGGTTAAGACTACACAACCAAATGGCGGCGCAAAATATAGCGTTAAGCGTTGGAATGCAACAACAGCACTTTGGGAAGCACTATCATCACCAATATATGATACAAACCATGCTGCACTGTATGGTTTGGATGTAGCTGGCGGTGGCAAGAATTTACCAGTTGGGTCAATTTATATTCAAAGCAATCCAACAGAAGATAGTCCAACAGAAGCTTCATTTAAGATTATGCGTAGAGCAGTTTCAGGTGATACAGCAGTAACTAGTGCAGCAATTACAGGACTAAGTGTTACTGGCGGAGCCGGCGGCGGCGCAGTATACAACTTTGATATTCAAGAATCAATTGTTGGTAATTCAGCCCTTAATCCTGCAATCACTGTAACATTTACTGCTACAAATGCAGCTACAGATGCAGAAGATATAGCGGCAGCTATTAACAGCGCAGGCTTTGTAAATATTGTTGCAAGCGTAGATAGTTCTAATAAACTTAGTATAGCACATACAGCAGGCGGAGAGTTCCGTATTGCAGACACTGACGGAGCACTAGCAGATATAGGTTACACAGCATTTAATAATGCAACCTCAACAGGCACACCTAATCTTTATGCCGCACCAGCAGGTGATACAACAAATGATTTTGTAGCAACAAACTGGAATGTACTTTCATATACAGCAAGCGTAGATGCTCCAACTTCGTTAACAGATAACAATACACTATGGTATAATAGTGTAGTTGATGAAGTGGACATTATGGTACATAACGGCAGTACTTGGGTAGGATACTTAGATTCTACAAGTCCATACTATGCCGCGCAAGCAGGTAATCAAACCGATCCTGTAGGACCAATTGTTTCTGCAACACAACCTGAAGAGCAAAGTGATGGTAGCGATCTTAAAGAAGGTGATATTTGGATTGACACTTCTGATTTAGAAAACTATCCTAGAATTTACAAGTATAATGCAACATTGTTAAGATGGATTGAAGTTGATACTTCAGATCAGACTACAGAAGATGGCATCTTATTTGCAGATGCACGTTGGACTGATGCAGGATATGATGCAACTAATGTAGCATCTAGTATTACAGACTTGTTGGTTAGTAATTACTTAGATCCAGACGCTCCAGATCCTGCACTTTATCCAAGAGGAATGTTATTATGGAATACACGCAGAAGCGGATTTAATGTTAAGAGATTTGTAAGAAACTACATTGATTTAACAACAACTAACCCAAGATTTAACAATGAAGATATGAATGATCTAACAACAGGTCAAAAATATTATCCACATCGTTGGGTTACTGAATCAGCTAACCAAGCAAACGGAGCAGGATCTTTTGGTCGCAATGCTCAACGCAAAGTGATTGTACAAGCACTACAAGCTGAAATAAACAGTAATGAAGAAATTAGAGATGAACAGTCAAAGCAATTTAATATTATTGCTACTCCAGGCTATTCAGAACTAATTGGAGAAATGGTAACACTTAACTATGACAGAGGATTAACAGCATTTGTACTTGGTGATTCCCCTGCAAGGCTAACAAGTGATGCTACTTCATTGTCAGAATGGTCAACTAATGTAAACCAGGCAGTTGAAGATAATTCAAACGGGCTAGTTAGTTTTGACGAATATTTGGCTGTGTTCTATCCATGGGGTATAACATCAGACAATGCAGGAAATAATATTGTTGTTCCACCAAGTCATATGATGCTACGTACTATTGCATTAAGTGACCAGGTTAGCTTCCCATGGTTTGCACCAGCCGGAACTAGAAGAGGAAATATTACAAATGCAACTGCTGCAGGTTTTGTAAACAGTGAAGGAGAATTTGTAAGTATATCTCTAAACGAAGGACAGCGAGATACACTTTATTCAAATAAAGTCAATCCTATATCATTCTTAACTGGTGCAGGTTTGGTTAACTTTGGACAAAAGACTAGAGCTCCAAATGATAGTGCATTAGATAGAATTAATGTTGCTAGATTGGTAATTTATTTGAGATCACAACTACAGTCATTGTCAAAGCCGTTCATATTTGAACCAAATGATAAGATAACTAGAGATGAAATAAAGCAAGCTACAGAAAGCCTATTATTAGAACTAGTAGGACAAAGAGCATTGTATGACTTCTTAGTTGTATGCGATGAAACTAACAATACTCCAGCTAGAATTGATAGAAATGAACTATACTTAGACATTGCTATTGAACCGGTTAAAGCAGTTGAGTTTATTTACATACCTCTTAGACTTAAGAACACCGGAGAAATTGCGGCTCTTTAATAGCTGAAGAAATGTGATAAATAATAGTAACAGGAGATATTAAATGGCTATTTCAACACTATCAAAATTAACTGTGCCGCTAGATAGCGATAACAGTGCAACTAATCAGGGCTTATTAATGCCTAAGTTGCAGTATCGCTTTAGAGTGACACTGGAAAACTTTGGTGTGTCGACTCCTACAACAGAGCTTACAAAACAAGTTATGGACGTTACTCGTCCAACAGTATCGTTTGATCAAATTACTCTTGATGCATATAACTCACGTGTGTATTTGGCAGGTAAGCATACTTGGGAGCCGATTACACTTAACTTGCGTGAAGACGTAAACAATAATGTACAAAAACTTGTTGGCGAACAGTTACAGAAACAATTCGACTTCTTCGAACAGGCAAGTGCTGCATCAGGTATAGATTATAAGTTCTTAACAAGAATGGAAATACTTGACGGTGGTAACGGTATAAATGAACCAAATGTATTAGAAACTTTTGAATTATACGGTTGTTACATAGAAAATGCAAATTATAACAGTTTAAATTATACAACTAATGATCCTGTTAATGTAACACTACAAATACGTTATGATAATGCTATCCAATCACCACAAGGTACAGGTATTGGTACAGCAATCGGACGTACTACAAATACTTTAGTTACCGGCGGCGGCCTATAATAACAAAATAATAGCCAATATAGAAAGGGGACTTAGTCCCCTTTCCTTATGATTATATACGTACTTTAAACATAAGATAAATAATAGTATGGCAGGTAACAATAATTTTGCAGACAATTTACTATCGGGTCTCCTAAATCCTAAAGGAAATTTAGGTGATTTCCAACATGCGGCACGTCTTTATGTTGATGATTATTTCAGGTTAGCACCTAAAACTAAATTTCTATATTTTGTTAACTGGAAAATAAATGAAGAAGTACAACAACTTTTTCTTAAAGGAGCCCAGCAAAAACATTTATTAGAAGCTGCTCTACTTGTTAAATCTATTGATTTGCCGTCATTAGACATGCGTGTTGAAACAAAGAATTCTTACAATAGAAAGAAGAATTACCATACAGGCATAACCTATGATCCTATAAATGTTACAATGCATGACGATAATTATAGCACAACAACTGCTTTACTAGAAGCATATTACAGATACAACTATGCTGACGGTAATGCACTTAAAGAACAAAACGACCCAAGGTATGCATCTAGAAATACATACGGTAATAGTGAAACTAGAAAATATAAGTACGGATTAGATTATAGTTATGCTAATAATCCTTTACAGATTAAAAGACCTTTCTTTGATAGTTTTGATATATACCAATTTTCGAGAAAATTCTTTACAAAATTTAGTTTAATAAATCCTATCATAACTAATATTCAACACGATACCATGGACCAGTCTGATGGACAAACACCATCACAAAATAGATTTTCACTAATGTACGAAGCAGTAGTATACGGCCAAGGAGAAATTAAAGATGGTGATCCTGCAGGATTTGCTGAAATACATTATGACAAAACACCAAGTCCTCTAAGTTTAGAAGGTGGTGGTATTTCAAGTTTCTTTGGCTCAGGAGGAGCAATTGAAGGCGTAGGGAAATTGGGATTATTACTAGGTGGTGAAAACCCATCTTTGTTGACAGCTGCTATAGTTGCAGGTAACCTTGCAAATAACTCAAAAGATTTAGATAGCGAAAAATTTAAAGCTGAAGCGACTGCAATAACAATCAATCAAATAACAAGTATTCAACCTGAGGATGTTTCTGGACAATATTCAAGTATAAGTGCTGATATTCCAGTAACTGGTAATGAACCAGTCACATCAACAGACCAAAGGAAAGCATAAGGAAGACAAAAATGCAAACAGACTACAATGAAGCAATTATAAGTAAAAAAGATAGTGCAGATTCTGTTGTTGGTTACTTTGATACATATTTTGATGCACCTATTTCATATGCACAAAATGAATTAGATGCTGTAGTAGGATTTTTCCAAAATGCAGGCTTTGGACAAGAGTCAGCAACTAGTATCGCAGGAGTATTGTTGTTTCAAGCAAAATTAGAAAATGTTCCAGTAATGAAACTAATTGATACATTAAAGCAATACACACCTCCACAACTATCACAAGTAGTGAGCCAGATTGTAAATAATTATAGATCTAATACTAGTGCAATAGGTTACAAAAGTGACAGACCACCTAGTGATTATGCAAGTAGAAACATAAAGGCTTAATAATGGCCAAATTCGCTCAGGGTAAGTTTAAACCCAAAAATCCTGACAAATATATGGGAAACAGAACTCCTACTTATCGCAGTAGTTGGGAATTTGCATTTATGAGATTTTGTGATGAACATCCTAGTGTATCAAAATGGGCTAGTGAGAGTATTAAAATTCCTTATAGGAATCCATTAACAGGTAAGCAAACAATTTATGTTCCTGATTTTTTTGTAGTATATATTGACAAAAAAGGAAAACAACGAGTTGAACTAATAGAAGTCAAACCCGAAAATCAAACTATAAGAGAAAAGTTAGGTAGAAGCAAAGCAAATCAGGCGCATTGGGTTTTGAATCAAGCAAAATGGGAAGCGGCTAGAGCATATTGCAAACAAAAAGGAATATTCTTTAGAATAGTAAACGAGTCTGATATATTTCATAACGGAAGAAGATAATGGCAATTATGGTAAAAGACCCCTACCACGCAACATTTATACATATTGCAAAAACAGGAGGCAGTAGCGTTACTGTTTGGTTAAAAAGTAATTTTGATGTGTATACTACAAAAACTAAGATGGGCGCAGATGTATACCAAACTAAAAGAGTATTTGATACAGATAATATTGGTTGGACGTTTTGTACAGTAAGAAATCCTTGGAGGATTGCAGTTAGCTGGTATAGTTTTTTGTGCTTACAAAATCAAGGACGTATAAAGCATGTATTAGAATCAGATCAGGTGTTATCAAATAAGAAAAAATATAATTTAGATTATTTGTATGCTGAAAAAAGTAGATTAGAAAAAGGGTTTGAAAGATGGGTAACGTATGGACTAAGAACACCTTTGTGGAAAAAAGCTGAACAGTGTGATTATGTTATGAAATTAGAAACCATACATAGAGATTTCAAAGAAGTACAAAAAAGATTAGGATGCTATACAGTGTTACCTCATCTTATGAGAAGTGATATTAACCGTGCAAGTTGGCAGTCATACTATACAAATAAAGAAACTATAGATATTGTAGCAAATCATTACAAAAAAGATATTGAACTGTATGGGTACGACTTCAGCTAAATAGTAGTATATTATGGAAGTGTCATGACTAAAAAATTAGAAGAATTATTAAATTTACCTGATAGTAAAGAAATAATAGACGAAGCAAAAACAAAAGAAACAAAAACCGAAATTGTTGAATCAGAACAAACAATTAGAGACATTGCCGAGTTTGATAAAATTGCTGGAGCTTTACCTAGTGTAAAAGGTTTAGGCGAAAAAGCAGACGTAGAGTTAGATGATATTGCACAACGGGCTTTAAGCAGTTATGAAGATTTAATGGATCTAGGAATGAATGTTGAAAGCAGATACAGTGGCAGGGTATTTGAAGTTGCAGGTAGTATGTTAAAAACTAGTTTAGATGCAAAAGTTGCTAAACTAGATAAAAAACTGAAAATGATAGACCTACAACTTAAAAAAGAAAAATTAGATAAAGACAGCTCATCAAGCGACGGTGACCTTGTTAACGGGGAAGGCTATGTTGTTACAGATAGAAACAGCCTACTTGAACGGTTAAAAGGCATGCAGAATGATAAATAGTTTATAAGATAGGATGTTACAATGAAAACATTTAAAGATTTTTTGACAGAAGGCAAAAAGACCTATAGTTTCAAAATTGGTATTGCGGGTCAGTTGCCTGAAAACATAGAAGATACTTTAGAAACTTGCTTGGAAAAATACAATATAGTAAATTTTTCTAAGTCAAAGACAACTCCTATACAAGAAAGACCACTAGATTTTCCGCAGTTACAAAATATGGAAGTAACTTATTTTGAAACTGAAGTAAATTATCCTACTACTGTACAGGTAATGCAAGAGTATTTGGCAAGAGGTTGTGATATTGATCAAGGACACATTATTGTTCGTAGTCCTGATGAACCACAAGAGCTTTATCAAGCACCTAAATCAGAAGAACCTTATGAAGCAATGCTTACAAAAGAAGATATGGGCGGTGAGAGCGCACAAGATAGTGTAGCCGGAAATCGTGTTATGGACCTGCTTAAAGAGCTAGAAGTAGCTAGAAAAGAAAGAGGACATGACGGTGCTGAAGGTGCTCCAACTGGTGAATCAAGTGATATTACACTAGAAACAAACGACAAAAGCCCGATAGGAAGTTAATTATGGAATTAAAAAATTTACTACAACAAATGAAAGACATTGAAACTGCAGAGGCATTAAAAGAGAATCCTATGCCATCAGGAATGCCTCCAATGGGTGCTCCACAAATGGACCAAGGATCTCCAGTTTCAATGAATGTAAGTCTTAATGCTAGTGGAAAAGATCACGTTGAAGATTTAATAGATATGATGAAAAACGCTGGCTTAGGTAGTGCAAAAGAAGTAGATCAAGATATGATGCCTGTAAGACAAGATATGGAAAGACTACAAAAAGTTTTTTCTAAAGGTGATGATAAAGATGGTAAACTTGATTTAGATATAGATGGTGATAATCAGCCTGATTTAGATACCGAAGGTTATGACAACGAACCTGAAGATGAATATCAAGATACAGAATATATGACTAAAGATTTGTCAGGTGGCCTAAATAGAGAAAAAGATAAACATGCATTGAGAGCAAAAGATCCAGCAATTCATGTAGAAGATATTAAAGCAATTCTTCAATCAGCATTATCTGAAAAAATGAAGAGCAAAAAAAGCAAAAAACCAAATGATGGTAATCTCGCAAACAATGCTAAGCCATATGATAAAGTAACAAGAGCAGACGTTATTGCAGGAGCTACTGGCAATGACGAAATGGGCGGCAAGAAAAAGAAAAGTGAAGACATTGCTATTGAAGGCCGTGGCAAGAAAAATAAAAAGAAGATGGAAGATATAAAAACTGTCGAAGGCAGAGGACGCGGCAGAGGACGCGGCAAAGGAAAAAAATAAATCAATAGCGCCGGAAGGCGCTATTTTTTTGGTTAAATACTTTCATGAGTAAATCACTTGACGGCGTATTAACTAAAAAAGCCAATCAAAAAGAAACATATTCTGAAGAGCAAATTGCAGACATAATGGCGTGTATGGATCCTGCTGATGGATATCTATACTTTGCACGTAAGTTTGCATTTATACAGCATCCGGTAAAGGGCAAATTACTTTTTGATCCTTTTGAGTACCAAGTAAGGTTATTACACAGTTATCATAATCATCGATTTAACATCAATATGTTGCCAAGGCAGACAGGTAAAACTACCTGTGCGGCAATATATCTTATATGGTATGCAATGTTTCATCCTGACCAAACAATATTAATTGCAGCTCACAAATACACAGGCTCACAAGAAATCATGCAACGCATACGATATGTTTATGAAACCTGTCCTGACCATATTCGTGCAGGTGTTACAAATTATAATAAGGGTAGTATTGAATTTGAAAATGGATCACGTATAGTAAGTGCAACTACAACGGGCAACACAGGACGTGGTATGTCCATATCATTACTATACTGTGACGAGTTTGCATTTGTACAACCTAATATTGCAGACGAATTTTGGACTTCAATATCTCCTACACTTGCAACAGGTGGTCGTGCTATTATTACAAGTACTCCTAACTCAGACGAAGATACATTTGCCAATATTTGGAAACAAGCAGAACAAAAATTTGATGAACATGGCAACGAAAGTGATACAGGTGTAAACGGATTCTTTTCATTTACTTGTCATTGGAATGAACACCCTGACAGAGATGAAGAATGGAAATCGGCTGAAATTGGGCGTATTGGTGAAGAAAGATTTAGACGAGAATATGGATGCGAGTTTCTAGTATTTGATGAAACATTAATCAATAGCATACATCTTGTTACTATGGAGGGAATAAGTCCTATATTAAACATGGGCCAAACAAGATGGTATAAAAAACCTACTAGCCAATACACATATGCAGTAGCTCTTGATCCTAGTATGGGCACCGGAGGCGATTTTGCAGCAATACAAGTTTTTGAATTACCTACATATAAACAAGTAGCTGAGTGGCAACACAACCAAACTGCTATACCCGGGCAAATACGTGTACTGGCAGATATTTGCAATTACATAAAACAAGAATGTAAAACAGATACAAATATATACTGGAGTGTAGAAAACAATGGAATTGGTGAAGCGGCACTAATTGTAATAAATGATTTCGGAGAAGAGAATATATCCGGGATGTTTGTAAGTGAACCTATACGCAAAGGACATGTTCGCAAATTCCGTAAAGGATTTAACACTACGCACAGTACCAAAATTACTGCATGTAGTAGATTAAAAACTATGATAGAAAATGATAAGATGTCTGTGTGTAGTAAACCTTTAATATCTGAATTAAAAAATTATGTTGCCACAGGAAGTAGTTATCAAGCAAAAGTAGGTCATAACGATGATTTAATAAGTGCAACATTGTTAGCATTAAGAATGATGGCAGTAATGAAAGATTGGGATCCGCGAGTGTATAATACATTTACGCAGGCAGAGTCAGATGAGGATTATGACCCGCCAATGCCTATATTCATTACTAACAGTTATTGATAAATAGTAATATGAATATTGATATAGTTGCACAAGATTTATTTGATAAGATAAGAGGAACATTTCCTAATATTACAATAGGAGATGAAATGGGTTCGGTTGTAAACGAACCTGCAAAAGCAAGATTTTTTGAATTTTCATATAATCCTGTTACAGATGATAAAGTAAGCATAAGTTTATCAGGTAAAGACGGAGTTAGTGTAATGTATTCAAAAAACATTGTTGCAAGTGATATTCAAGAAGACAAGGACAAATGGTATAACTTTCTCAGAGAGCTTAGACAATTTGCAAGAAAAAGACTTTTGAATTTTGACACGAGAGATATAACAAAAAGTAATTTAAACAAAAGAGATTATCAATATTTGGCAAAAGCATCTGGAGAGGATACAATGACTGAATCTAAATTATACGGCACAAGCAGACTTAGTTATCAAGACGTTGATGGCGCAAGGCTTGTGATAAAGCATAACAAACCTGTAAACCAAGACTTAGCAGCAGGCAGAACGCAAAATATTAGTAGCATATACATAGAAAGTTCTGAAGGAGAACGGTTTAAGTATCCGTATAAACATTTAACAGGTGCAAGAGCAATGGCACGCCACGTTGCAGAAGGCGGAAATGCATATGATGACTTTGGTAAACACATTGTAGGATTATCAGAAGAACTATCAAAATTGCGTAAATTTAAAAATTATATGTCCAGGTCATCTGTCATGGCAGAAGGATTAGCTGATTATTTGCCAACAGTAAATGAAAGAATACAGTCAGTCAAAAAGACAATAGAAAATCTACAGAAAAAGTCATACTATGATACATTTAAAGAAACATACCAAGCTCCAGTATTAGAAGACGTTCCCCTAGAAGTTGCAGAAAACTGGATCGATCAACTTACTATCCGCCAGTTTAATGAGGAACTAAAAGATATATTCCCTTATATATACAATCTTGTTAGCGAAGCTTCACTAGCAGAAGAAATTGGCCCAGAAGAACTATTAGGCGAAGAAAGAGACGATGAAAAAATTGCTAAAGAATTAATGCAAAAAGGCTATGACAGCGACAACAGTGATGAAGAACTTCAAAATGCAATGATTGAGCTAGGCTACGGAAAATATATGACTCGTGACCGTGATCTTATTGGTGATGTGTTAGATAGACTACACGATATGACTCATGGAGAAGATGACGGCCAGCCTAGTTCATATGACGAGTATCAAGATTTGTATGGTGGTGACGAAGACTTTGGCGGCTACGACGAAGCAATCGAATCTAGCATAGAAAGGTTAATGGGCCAGTTTGGCGAAGCTGATAAAACAGATGTATTGTTCCAAATTGAAGACGAGGATGGCGACAAGTACGAAGTTGTAAAATACATGGGCAAGGTTGTTGCATTTGATGCAAATCCAGAAGAACTGTCAGGTGGCGGAATGGGTCCATATGAGTATGATCCAAAGACTGGTACTATCGAAACTGAAAACGGTCCTAAGAAAACAAGAAAAATTGACGACCAAACATTTGGCGAAGCAGGTGATGAAGGCGGAATGAAACAAGCCCAAATAGAAGTACAAGATTGGTTTGAAAAATTCAACGAATACAAAGGAACAAATGGCGATGATCTAGCACAAGGATGGATACGTGCTACATTAGATACAGGCATTATGGCAGATGCTTATGACGAAAACGAAGTTGAAGCATTTAACAAAATGAAAGGTTATCCAACAGACGAGATTGATACAAGTTGGCAAAAAGATGACTTTGCAGACTTTACTTCAAATAAATCAGGTGCTAGTCCAATAACAGCCGCAATGTTTTCTACAATTAATGCTATAATGGACAAATACGGTATAGATGAAGAAGATGTCGATGATATGTCAAAAGCGGATGATCCATCATATGGCAAACCTGGTATGCGTGATGAAAGCGACGACACAGATTCTAAAGAACAAAAGACACCATTAGGCGAATTCATACTATCATATTACGATAGGCAATCAGGCGAATTTCCAAAAGGCGAAACTGCCGTATTAACCATGATAGAAAAAGATTACGGTGAAGAGTTCATAGAACCCGCAAAGGCGTTCATAGAATCAATATACCAAGTAGTTGAAAAAGTTAACAATAGTTCAGTAGAACCAATGGATGCTACTGATATGCAAGAAGAAGAAGGCAGAGAACTAAACGATGCTGACAAAAAAGTCATGCAAAAACTAACCAGCATGGTTAAACAAAAGCAAAAAGAAATGCAAGACGCAAGAAAAGGCGGATATGACGAAGACGCAAGAATGATTGCGAGTCAACTAGAAGACTTCTACAGTATTGCTGAACTAATCAAAGGCAATAGACCAATGGGCTTAGACAATTCAGTAATGGATCTAGTACATGATATGTACGACGAAGTTGGTGCAAAGTTTGATGAAGGCAACGAAGAACTAGATAGAATTAGAGGATTAGCCGGACTTTAATAGTTTGGCTAATCTTTTTCAAAAAAATCAATAATTTAGCAGAAAGTGGTTGACTTATGCTAAATAATATCGTATAGTACATAATGTGCTATACAAATTTAGGCACAGTCATAAAGGCAAAACATTAAGGAGGCATATATTATGGCATCACTAGCAGAAATTAGAGCAAAGCTCAAAGAACAAGAATCGAGAACAGGTGGCAATTCAAATACCCCTGGCGATAACGCAATTTACCCATTTTGGAATATGAAAGAAGGCGAGAGTTCAACTCTACGTTTCCTTCCTGATGGTAACTCCGATAATACTTTCTTTTGGACAGAACGTTTAATGATTAAACTTCCGTTCGCTGGTATTAAGGGCGAAACTGATTCACGTCCTGTACAAGTACAAATTCCATGTATGGAAATGTACGGCGAGACATGTAATATTCTTAACGAAGTGCGTGGCTGGTTCAAAGATCCGAGTCTAGAAGACATGGGTCGTAAGTACTGGAAAAAGCGTTCTTATATTTTCCAAGGCTTTGTAACAGACAACCCATTAGCCGATGATAGTACTCCGGAAAATCCAATCCGTAGATTTATTATTGGTCCACAAATCTTCCAGATCATTAAGCAGGCACTTATGGATCCAGATATGGAAGAACTACCAACAGATTACACTGCTGGTGTTGACTTCCGTCTTAACAAAACAAGTAAAGGCGGTTATGCAGACTATTCAACATCTAACTGGGCACGTAGAGAACGTCCACTAGGTGATGCAGAGATGGCTGCTGTAAACCAAAATGGTTTATTTAATTTAAGTGATTTCCTACCTAAAAAGCCAGGTGAAGTAGAAGTTAAAGTAATGCAGGAAATGTTTGAAGCGTCAGTAGATGGTGAAGCATATGATCCAGATCGTTGGAGTCAATATTTCCGCCCAGCAGGGATGCAAGCACGTACAGGTGATCCAAATGTTTCATCGACAAACGGTACTGCTACTTCTAGATCCGAACCTGTAGCACAACCAACGCCAACGCCGGCACCTGCTCCAGTAGTAGAACCTGCACCTGCTCCAGAGGCAACTCCGGCAGCAACGACTGAAGCTGCACCTACAGAAGGTGGTAATGCTCAAGACATTCTAGCAATGATTAGAAGTCGTCAAGGACAATAATAATATATTATGACAGCTATTAACGAAACCGAAGTAGAGATTCACGGTTTACCTGTCAAAACTTCAAAAGTTAATAGCTGTTTGCTTTTTGGTTTAGGAGAAATAAATGGCAACGAAGGCTTTTGATCCGACAAAGTTTCGGACACAATTAACAAAATCCATTACAGGCATGAGTGCAGGATTTAACGATCCTACTGATTGGATTTCAACTGGTAATTTTGCACTCAATTATCTTATCTCAGGAGACTTCAACAAAGGTGTTCCGATGGGTAAGGTAACAGTGTTTGCTGGTGAATCCGGCGCAGGTAAATCATATATCTGTGCAGGTAACATTGTGAAACACGCACAAGATCAAGGCATCTTTGTAGTACTAATTGACTCAGAGAATGCACTTGATGAATCGTGGCTACATGCATTAGATGTAGACACGTCAGAAGAAAAACTACTCAAACTAAACATGTCGATGATTGATGATGTTGCTAAAACTATTTCAACATTCATGACAGACTACAAAACAATGGCAGAAGAAGACCGTCCTAAGGTACTGTTTGTAATTGATAGTTTGGGTATGTTATTAACACCTACTGATGTTGATCAGTTTAACAAAGGTGATATGAAAGGTGATATGGGTCGTAAGCCTAAAGCACTAACATCGCTTGTACGTAACACAGTTAACATGATTGGCTCACATAATGTAGGCTTAGTATGTACTAACCACACTTATGCATCACAGGATATGTTTGATCCAGATGATAAGATTTCAGGCGGACAAGGCTTTATCTATGCATCAAGTATCGTAGTTGCAATGAAGAAATTGAAACTAAAAGAAGATGAAGACGGTAATAAAGTCAGTCAAGTTATGGGTATCCGTGCAGGATGCAAAGTTATGAAAACACGTTATGCAAAACCGTTTGAAGGTGTGCAGGTAAAGATTCCATACGAAACAGGTATGAATCCTTACAGCGGACTATTTGAATTGTTTGAAGCAAAAGGTGTTGTAGAAAAACAAGGTAATAGATACAAATACACAACAATCGACGGCGAAGAAGTACTTGAATATCGTAAAAATTGGACAGGAAATCTACTTGACAAAGTTATGTTAGAATATGCAAATAAGGAGTCTTTGGTAAATACCTCTGATGATGCAGAAAATGACACATCTAATGTTGAGGAGCTAGTCGATGCTGAATGAAGATCAGATTGCCGATTTGTGGTTAGTATTTAAAGATTGTTTAGACAAAAAACAAGTTGAAGTAGCAGCAGAAAAGTTTATTGACTTTCTTGCAGATTATGGTGTATCAGATGAAACATTACGTGAAGTAATAGGAACTGATGCAGAACTTGAGGAAGCAATTACATACTACTTAGACGATGACGGTGTAGATGATGATGACGATTACAATGAATGGGATGACTAATGGGTTGGTACTCTGAAGTATCTAGAGACATAAGCAAAATACCCGATGCTATACATTTTTTCGAAGCAGAATTAGAAGAAGCGAAAAAAGAATGTAGATTAAGCGGTAATGTTGAACGTGCTTCTTCGTCTATGCCAGGAATTGTAGAACATAGATTTAATCAACTTCAAGAAATTGAAGCAATATTAAATTATATGAATATAGAGCTACGCAGGTTGCGTAGCTCATTTTTCAAAAAATATCTCGAAAACTACCAACGAGCTCTGTCTAGTCGTGACGTAGAAAAATACGTTGACGGCGAGGCAGACGTTGTTGACTATGAAAAGATTATCAACGAATTTGCACTAATGCGTAACAAATGGTTAGGTGTTCTAAAAGCACTTGATCAAAAGCAATGGCAGATTACTAATATTGTAAAATTAAGGGTTGCAGGCATGGAGGATGCTTCGCTTTGATTGATACTTACATAATTAGAATGAAAGGTAATGCCATATCAGAAGATCTTGCTAGTGAATTAGTAGCATCATTAGAAGCAAATGATATTACACACAATTTTTTCGATGCAATTCACGGTGATCAAATTGAAGATTGTTGGCAAAGGCAAGGTTTAAAGTTTTTTCATAAACTAAAGCCTTCCCGTAAACTACCTGGAATTAAAGGTTGCTTCTTAAGTCATTATATGTTATGGCTCAAGTCATTTAATGAAAATAAACCTTTGTTAATATTTGAACACGATGCAATCGTAGTCAAACCTATCTCAGAAAAAATAATAGATTTACCTTACGATGTGTTAAATTTAGACTTTGCTAGTAGGGTAGTAGAAAACTATCATGATTATGTTAAGCAAGATTTTGGCACATCAATACACAAATGGGTGCCACAACCAACGACAAAAGGGCTATCGTCTAAACTAAACAAAGCAAGTATTAAAGGTTTACATGCTTATATTATTAAACCGCAAGGTGCAAAACGTTTGACAGATTATATAAGACGTACTGGAGTTTTGCCAGCAGATATTGCTGTTAATTCTATAGCTTGTGACTTGCGATATACAAAAACTTGTTATGCAATGGTAAATCCTAAATACTGGATAGATGCAAAAAACGGATCAAAGCATTCCTTTACAAGAGCTAAACCATGAATATTGCTTGTGTATTAAAAGTACAAAAGAGTAAGAATGCTATCTATACTACTGAATGGGTTGATAAACTTTACAGAGGTGTGAAACGTAATTTAGATACAAAGTTTAATTTCTATTGCTTAACAAATGTAGAAACCAAATATGATGATATTCCATTAACTTCCGAAAGCGACGGATTTTGGAATAAAATAGAATTATTCAAAAAAGATTTATTTCAAGGACCGACTTTATATTTAGATTTAGATGTAGTTATTTGTAATAATATAACAAATCTTGTATACAATATGCGCCGTCATAAGTTCTTAATGACAAAAGAACCTTATAAACAAATTAGTAATAGTAGTATTATGTTTTGGATAGGAGACTACAGCTACCTTTATAATAATTATATTGCTGACCAAAAAAATATTTGTGCAGAATATTCAAGAGTACCTAGGTATGGTGATCAGGCATACATTGCAGAAAATGTAAATCATAATTTTGTTGAAGAAATTGATCCAACTGCAATTAATTGGAAACATCATGAAGTGAAAACAGAAATTAATAATCCTAAGTTTTTGATTTTCACAAGTAAACACCAAAAGCCTAGCAATAACAAAGACTTAAAAATAGTGAGAAAGAACTGGATATGAAAGCACGAGAAAGAGTTATTCAACATATACCTAAAGGAGCAATTGGTGTAGAGATAGGAGTGCATCTAGGAGATTATTCGCAAAGAATACTAGATATATCTAAACCTAAATTATTATATCTTGTTGACCCATGGACGGTATTTCATAACGACGAACACGCCGACTCGTGGTACGGTGTGAATAATGTTAATCAAAAAATTATGGACGAACGCTATGAATTAGTTCTAAATAGATTTGCAGATAATGATGCTGTAAAAGTAATTAGAGCAAAATCTACTGATGCTGCTGATACTTTCGAAGACTTTAGTTTAGATTATATTTACTTAGATGGCGATCATTCTTACGAGGGCGTATGTGCTGACTTTGACGCTTATTTTCCTAAATTAAAGCGTAAAGGATTTATATACGGAGATGATTATATTGCAAATAATTGGTGGGGTGCAGGTGTGATTGATGCAGTGCATAAAAATCTCCACGAAAAAGATCTGCAAGTTGTGTTTATAACTGAATCACAATTTTGTATTCAAAAGTTGTAATTAAATATATTCAAATCTCTACCGTACAGGCGTTCAACTATACGTCTACTATGTTTTGTATAAACATTTCTATAGTTCGGTAGAGATACATTGCTAATATTTCTTATTGGCATTGCTACTTTACTTCCGGTGATTTGCTTTATTTTTTCAAATTCTGTTGCTAAGTTTTCTAATTTAATAATATTATCTACTACTATCTTACCATCTATTGTAACATAATCACACATATTAGCCCACGAAGCTAAGTCTCCTTCGCCGCCCGGATAAAAAATTTTCATGTTACCGTCAAATATTGTCCATGGTTTATGCAAATAATTTTCAACCCATGCGTCAAATCCTTTATGCCAAACTGCAAGTTCATCTTTGACTTGGCCATTCTTATCTGCTAACTTGTTTATATGAATTTCTAAAATTTGTTTTCTGTATTTGTAAAAACTTAAAGCTCTGTCAAAAGGATTTCGTATTATTGTAAAGCTAGGCATGTTAGTATTAACAGTAATTAGGTCCGAATGTGTAATCGGAGCATGTATTCTTTCATTTAATTTGCCGTAAGTTTGTTTATACCAACGTCTAATACTTGTACCTGCAGCTTTAGGTATGTGAACAAACAAAATTGGGTTGCAATTATTTTTGTTTGTTTTTGGCCAGTAGCTCATTTTTCGTATTCCCATTTTGAAGGATCATACAATGGATTTTTCCAAAATAATGATTCTAATTCTTCATCCCAAACAAATGTATCTAATTCATTTGTAATTTTGTATCTACATAAATTTAAATCCCATCCTACATTTCCATAAGGAAGTTTGTCTTTAGGAGGACTTAATTCAAACAATTCAATGTGGTAATTATTTTTTTCGGCTAATTTAGAAAAGAATTGCGGGTAAGGATGCCAACAACTTCCGGCCGCAGCATGATCTAATCTTTTTTCTGCTTGAGGAACCCAATGCACTATATAAGTTCCAACTTTACAAAGCTCATGCACACATTTCCAAAATGTTCTCTGTACAGTTACGTGTTCACTAGTTCCAATATTTGTAATAAAATCAAATGTATTGTGTCCTGACAATGATTTAATTTGATAAGCTGCATTATCTAATCTTAGATCAATTGGTATAGCACCATCTTCTGCATTGATATCAACACTAGTATACGACTTAGCACCGTTTGTTAGATATTCATCTCGATAGCATCCTGCTTTTGATCTCTTATTTCCAAATTCTAATATGTCAAAATTTTCGTAGTCGGGATATAACCGCGAAGTATATTTAGGTATTGTTTCCATTATTTTCCTTCCGCAAATATTTAGTTAAATACACATATAAAGGACATACCAATGGAAATACAAAAGAAAAAATATAAATGGCTTAATAGTTGGAACTTACCGTGGCACACTAGTGATAGAAAAGAACGGTTTGAAATATTAGATAACTATTTAGAAAGTCCTCCTAGATCAATACTTGATATAGGTTGTGGACTTGCAAGAGAGTCAGAATATTTCCAAAAAAAATATGGTACTGAGTTGTATTTGCTAGATGGTGATTTTGATCAAACAAAAGAAAAGCCCAGAGATAATCAATGGGGCAGTGCAGAATCATTTAGATTCTATAGTCCAGTGCAAGAATTATTAGATTCATATGATAGCAGGAATATAGATTATACATTTGTAGATGCGTTGAATCCTGTTATCCATCCTGATAAGAAGTTTGATGTAATTTATAGTTTACTAAGTTGTGGGTTTCATTATCCAGCATCTACATATAAAGGTTTAATACAAATGCATTCTAATAATGAAACAAAAATAATAATAGATTGTAGGTTTGATACATTAGAATCTCAAAAACAAGACTTTGAAATAATAAAAATTATAAAAGAATATGACCATTACTATAAATTAGAAATAAAATTTAAGTAGAATAATATACGCACATAAATATTGGTATGAAACAGATTGTATTAGTCACAGGCGGTTTTGATCCTCTTCATTCAGGGCACATTGAATATTTCAAAGCTGCAAAAGAACTTGGAGACGAATTACATGTTGGATTAAATAGCGACGAATGGCTTATTAATAAAAAAGGTAAACCATTTATGCCATTTAAAGAACGACTTACTGTAATTGAGAATTTAAGTGTAGTAGATAGAGTCATCTCATTTGACGACAGTGATGGTAGTGCTTGTGGTGCAATATATAAGACAATAGCAACTCACGGAGATATAAAAGTCATATTTGCTAATGGTGGCGACAGAACTAACACTACTACACCTGAATATAAAACCTACGGCGATATATCTAACGTAGAATTTGTATTTGGTGTGGGAGGCGAAGATAAGAAAAACTCAAGCAGTTGGATCCTTAAAGAATGGAGTCAGCCTACCACCGAGCGTGCCTGGGGAAGATACACTGTGCTAGACAAAGGCGATGGTTGGCAAGTAAAACAACTTGCGTTCGATGCAGGTAAAGAATTAAGTGATCAAAGACACAAAAAACGGTCAGAACACTGGCATGTTGTCGAAGGCGAAATCAAAATGGAACTAGAAGAATATAACGACTGGGTAAAAGTTACTAAAATTCTTAGATCCGGTGATAGTATAGATATTCCAATACGCTCTTGGCACAAAGCAACTAATATAGGAGATAAACCGGCCAAAGTTATCGAAGTTTGGCTCGGTAACGAATTATCAGAAGACGATATAGAAAGAAGAGACTAATGAAAGTATTTGTAGGATATGATACAAGAGAAGATATCGCATATCAAGTTTGTAAACATAGTATATTAAGATACCAACCTGAGGCTGAAGTTTATCCTTTAAAACAACAAGAATTAAGAGATGCCGGTTGGTATACTAGACCTATTGATAAACTTGCAAGCACAGAATTTACCTTCACACGATTTTTGGTCCCTGAATTATCTCAATTTAACGGCTGGGCAGTCTTTATGGATTGTGATATGATATTAACAACAGACATCCAAGAACTATTTGACCAAGCAGACGATCAATATGCAGTCATGTGTGTCAAACATGATTATAAGGTTAAAGAAGGTACAAAGATGGATGGTCAAAAACAAACTGTTTATCCGCGCAAAAATTGGTCAAGTATGGTGCTATTTAATTGCGGACATCCTTCAAATGCAGTATTGACACAGCAACTTGTTAATGATCCTGAAGTTAATGGTGCCTACTTACACAGATTTAGTTGGTTGAATGATGAAGAAATTGGCGAACTAGATCATACTTGGAACTACTTAGTGGGTGTGTATAACGACATAGAGTCACCAAAGCTCATACACTATACAGAAGGCGGTCCATGGTTTGAAAATTACAGATACTGTGAATTTCATAATTTATGGAAGCAACAACTACAGGAAATGATGAATGACTAAAAAACAAATGTTATTTGTTGACAGAGAAGATGCAATAGTAAAGTGTCTTGCTGAGTCAACCACAGCAAACTTTATCGATGCTAATGAGAGAGACAAATATCCAGACATACCTTTTGGTATACGTAGTATGACTAAGCGTAAATTAATACGTGCTTTGTGGAAAGAAAAAAGAGATTTCTACTACATTGACACAGGCTATTTAGGAAATTTAGGTAAGAGGAAAGATTATCATAGACTTGTAAAAAACAATGTTCAACATGTGGATACAGTGTTAGACGTTCCAGCAGACAGGTACGAAGCATTATGTGAAAGATATCCTTATGTAAGATATGTAGGCAGAAGAAACTTAAATGGCGGACCTATCCTACTAGTTACACCTAGTGATAAACCTACAAAATTCTATAACATAGATCGTAAACAATGGGTAGAGTCAACTGTCAACGAAATAAGAAAATATACAGATAGACAAATTATCGTTAGGGATAAACCATTACGCAGAGATAGAGTACAAGATGGTAGTATCATACAACAATTTAAAAAAGATAATATACATTCGTTAGTAACTTATAATAGTATTGCTGCTGTAGAAGCTGTACATTTTGGAATACCTGCTTTTTGTTTAGCACCTAATGCAGCATCGCATGTGTGTTCTACAAATTTAAGTGAAATTGAAAATCCTAAATATCCTGCAGATATCGAAGTTATACGCTTGTTACGGTATCTTTGTTATTGTCAGTACACTCCAGCAGAACTGGCAAATGGGTACGCTCTAAGAATTCAAAAGGAACTTGGCCTATGACTCAAATGACAGTTTATTCTTATTTAAAATGTATACCGCCTGGGAATAAAAATCAAGAAAAGCCAGCTATACTAAAGAACTTTATAAAAGGAGTGAAAGCAGTTGGAGACATAGGGCAAATATACGATGATTACAATTGGCGCAAATCAGACGTAGCTATCATACAAGGTTTTGTTCATGAAAAAAGTAAAAACGTACCTCACTTGCAACTACGTAAATCAATTTTGGATCTACAAAAACAAAATGATGGTAGAACAATAATTGCTGATGCAAATTTATTTTTGTATGCAGATCAAGGTAATTCAAAAACTTATCTACGTTATAGCTATGATGGCATCTTTCCTAATACAGGAGAATATTGTGATGATAACCCTAATCCAGATCGCTGGGACAAAATTAGCACAGATTTAGGAATACATTTGAAGCCTTGGAAGACAGGAGGAAAGTATGTTTTGATTTGTTGTCAACGTGACGGCGGCTGGAGTATGCAAGGAAATAGGGTAGTTCCGTGGGTTAACAGTATTATTAGAGCAATCAAGGATTATACAAATAAACCTATTAAAATTAGATTTCATCCTGGCGATAAGAAAAAAGACCAGCATATGAGATACATATGGAGACTACATAGAAATAAAGTAAAGTTTTCACAGCCTAGCAGCACATTATTAGATGATTTACAAGATGCTCATTGTGTGATCAATCATAACAGTAGTCCTGGAGTTGTAGCAGCCATAGAAGGCGTACCAGTATTCTTGTTAGATCCTAACCGTAGTCAAGCAAAAGACGTTGCTAATCAAGATCTACGTAACATCGAAAATATCCAAAACTTTGATAGAGAATTATGGATACAGCGTGTAGCACAAAGTCACTGGACATTAGACGAGCTGAGTAACGGACAGGCATGGGAACATATGAAAAAATATGCAAGGAAATAAAATGGATATTACTTTAGTTACTACATTCCACCAAGAAGGGTTGGATCTTTACGGTCAAAGATTTATAGATAGTTTTGCAAAAAATATAGACAAACAAATTAAGCTGCTAGTATATGCAGAAAATTGTAGTCCTGTAAATCCAGATCCAGATCAAATTAAAATATTCGATCAATTTGAAGCATTACCTAAATTAAATGCCTTCAAATCACAGTGGGGAGATGTACCAAAAGCCAACGGGATTCCACCTGAAGATATTAAAGCAAGACGTCCTAGAGATTGGCATAAAGCATTTAAATGGGACGCCGTGCGTTTTGCGAACAAAGTATATGCTGTGTTAGATGCTTATGAAAGAAGTAAAGACTGGTGTGTTTGGATAGATGCAGATGTATTTGTACACAGTGAATTAAGTTATCCAAACTTTACTAAATTGTTACCAAACGATAAATGGATTACATATGTAGGTAGGGGCAAAGGATCACAGACATGGCCCGAATGCGGCTTCTACGGACTAAACAAAAATAGTGATATATGTAACTTGTTTGTTGAAGAATTCCAAAGAATGTATGAAGATGCTGATAACGGAATATTTAAACTAGATGAATGGCATGACAGTTTTGTGTTTGGCCATATATTAAATATTATGAAGCAAGATCATGATAACGTGCATGATTATTCATCTGACATATATGTGAATACAGCCAAGACCGGTGGCGGCGGCCACCCATTTATAAACAGTGTACTAGGTAATTATTTTGATCATATGAAAGGTGCTAGAAAAAAATTAGGAAAAAGTAATCGGAAAGATTTGATGTCTGGTAGATCGGAATCTTATTGGAATGAAATTTAACTTATGGAGAAAGTATGGTGCGCTTAATTCTAGCCCTGTTTTTGACGCCTTTCACACTGGCGCTAATGCTCTTGGGCATGATGTTGTGTGTGATAGTGATGATGGGGTTGATGTTATTTGGAGCGTACTTTGGAACGGTCGTATGGGTGGAAACCGTGCTATTTGGGAAAGGAACGTTTCACAATCCAAACCGACCATCGTACTCGAAGTCGGCGGGATCACTAGAGGATCCACTTGGAAGGTAGGACTAAATGGGATTAATAGAGATGCTTACTTTGGGCCTATGGGGAACGATAGTAGTCGTGCTAATCTTCTCGGACTTGATGTAAAGCCTTGGCAAACTGACGGTGATCATATACTAATATGTGGACAACACGATAAAAGTTTACAATGGCACGGAATGCCAAAGATGAGCCAATGGCTTATAGATACCATTGATCAAATTAGAAAACACACGGATAGGAAAATAATTTTTCGGCCACATCCAAGATGCCAACTACCTAGTATAGAAAATGAATTTGATAATGTTGTCAGACAACGTCCGATACAACTTCCTCGCACTTATGACGATTTTGATATAAATTTTTCAAATGTATATGCAACAATAAGTTACAGTAGTAACCCAGGAATACATAGCGTTATAAATGGAGTGCCTGCGTTTGTTAGTGCAAGCTCATTAGCCTTTCCGGTAGCAAATAATATAAATGACCTTTCTGTTATAAACGATCCAAAATGTTTTGATAGACGTCAATGGGTTAACGATTATGCATGGACTGAATATACATTAGAAGAAATATCTCAAGGTTTTCCACTTAAACGCTTGACTTCTTTGCTTTAATCTTGTATAATAGCATTATGTTTAACAAAGAACCCACTTGCATTGAAGATTGCTTAGAAATCTTAACCGGATTCCGCTGCTATCGCGATCAAGAATTTATCCTTGATACAAATGACGGAACAATTCTATACTCTATAACTAGACAAATTTCTAGAGGACTTGCTCTTACTGATAGACAAAAAGATGTAGTTGTGCAGAAATTAAATGGTTATAAAGATCAATTTGATAAAGCTGAGATTCCGCTTGATGAGTGTTTAAATAATCTTAGACAACCGTTAAGAGAAATTGACAGGAGCACATATATTAAAACTGTTGAACACAAAAATGAGAAATATATATGTGTTAGATTCCCGTTCAATAAGAAAACAATTATTCTTATAGAAGAACTAAGGATTAAAACGCCTAACAATGAATATATTCACGAACGTGGTAAACATACCCATTTATTTAAATTGAATGAAGTAAACATATTTGCAATATTAGAAAAATTTAGCAAGAAAAACTTTGAAATAGAAAAAGAATTATTAGATTGTTATGGAACATTGATGGAAATGAAAAATAATAAACACAAGTATGTGCCTGGCATTTATGGACTTGAATTAAAGAATATGCCGCAAGAAGCAATTGATATTATTGTTAGTGATGTAGGTCAACCTACAATAGATAACTTGGCCATACTTAAAGATAAAGAAGATATGTACGGACTAGATCATTTTGACGATGTAGACTTAAAAAGAAGTATTTCACAATTAACTTCATTATCTGCAAAAGTAGTAAAAAGGAAAAGCAATCATATTCAAATAGATCCTAAAGAATGGAATCTAAAAGATGTGTTTGCAATGTTAATAGAACTTCAAAGATTTCCTTTGCAAATCATTCTAAAAAATGGTAACGAATATAAAAATTTATCTCAGTCTCATAAATGCTTGAAGTATATTATAGATGAGAGCGATATAGGAGTAATATTTAGGTTAGATAATAACAAAGAAGAAAATATTTCCTTTAATCAATACATTAAAGATAACAAATTAAATTCTACGGTTGCAATTACTCAAAAAGTTGTGTATACTAATACTAGTAAAATAACAAAACCTTTAATTGATTGTGGCTGGCAACCTAAGGCAGTATTACGGTTAGGTAGTGAAAATACTAGTACTGAGGTTTCAGCATTTGTTAGTGATTGTGATTTAGACGTCCATTATGACACAGAGGTATCTCCTTATCTAAGCACTTCATATAGAGGTATTGGTCAAGGTCGTATTGAGAAAATATAAATGGCAAGTTGTAAACTTATTATAGAAGACGAAGTAAACATTAAGTTAGAAGGATTAGAAGTAGACGTTAGACGTAAACTTTCTAATGCTCTTAAATTTGAAGTGCCATATGCAAGGTATATGCCGCAATATAAATTAGGTCGATGGGACGGTAAAGTTGCATTTTTTGGTATTGGCGGTACTGGATATGTAAATCATTTAGATACTATAACACAAGTTTTGCAAAAAAATAATGTTGAAATTATAGACATTGAAGACAGACGACAACCTATTCAATTAAACTTTAGTACAATTACAGAAGAGTTTTGGGGCGACACATGTTGGCCCAAAGGACATCCTGCTGAAGGTCAACCAATACGCTTGCGTGATTATCAAGTCGAGGTAATCAATAACTTCATGCAGACTCCGCAGGCACTGCAAGAAGTAGCAACTGGAGCAGGTAAGACTATCATCACAGCTACACTGAGCAAAATCACAGAACCATACGGGCGTAGCCTTGTTGTAGTTCCAAATAAGAGTTTGGTAACACAAACTGAAGAAGATTACATTAACTGTGGTTTAGATGTAGGTGTATACTTTGGTGATAGAAAAGAGCTAGGCAAGACTCATACAATATGTACTTGGCAAAGTCTTAATATTCTTGATAAGAAATTTAAAGACGGAGAAGCAGTATTGAGTCTTGCTGAATTCTTAGAGGGTGTAAGTACAGTGATTATAGATGAAGTTCATCAAGCAAAAGCAGAAGTACTAAAGAATTTACTAACAAGAAATTTACGTAATGCTCCAATTAGATGGGGACTTACTGGAACGATACCGAAAGAATCTTTTGAATTTGAAAGTATACATGCCAGTATAGGACCTGTCATTGGGCAAGTAAGTGCAAAAGAATTACAAGATAAAGGAGTTCTTTCTCAGTGTCATGTAAATGTTGTTCAGTTATTGGACACAGTTGAACACAGAGATTATCAATCAGAATTAAAATATCTTGTTACAAATAAAGACAGAATATCATATATAGGCAAATTATTAAACAATATTAAAGAATCAGGTAACACACTGATACTTGTGGATAGAATCTCAGCAGGTGAAATGCTACAAGAACTTATACCAGGATCAACTTTTGTAAAAGGTGATGTAAAACTAAAAGACAGAAAAGAAGCATACGATGAAATTAACACAGGAACTAACCATGTGGTTATTGCAACCTATGGAGTTGCCGCTGTTGGTATTAATATTCCTCGCATTTTCAATCTCGTCCTTATTGAGCCTGGCAAAAGTTTTGTAAGAGTTATTCAAAGTATAGGCAGAGGCGTAAGAAAGGCAAAGGACAAAGACTTCGTACAAATATGGGATCTTACAAGTACTTGTAAGTTTGCGAAGCGGCACCTTACCCAAAGGAAGAAATTCTATAAGGAGGCGCAATACCCATTTACCATAGAAAAGGTAGATTGGAATTAATATGAGAATAATGACATTAGATAACGAATGTTTTTTGCTGAATAATCTTCCTGACGAATTACAAGACGATATTAGATTTGCAGTATTAGATAATTCAGATCCAAAAAATCCTGACTTCTTTTTCATTCCTTTAATTTTCTTAGAATCATTTACTGCACCAGCAATGGTTATGGAAATTAATGGGAAGGAAATAATGATGCCAGTTGATTGGAGCATAGCAGTTGGGGATAGTCATAGCGGTAATGACTTAGAAGTTCTTCCACTTACAAGTATAAACGATAGAGGATTTGAAGCATTCTTATTCAATCCTTTGACTAGTTTCAAAACAGATTTTGGAGATATAAAAATTACACATTTCTATAATGATGTAAAATGGTATTTTCCAAAAACAAAAAACGGACAACTATTAGCTATCCCTTTAACCGAAGGAGCTAATCCTTTATGTGCGTACTTTATTAAAGATATATCACGTCAAAGTGAAATTATAGAATATGCCAAGTTGTTATAGGAGATATAATTATGGACTATGTAATACTACAAGAAAAAATTACAGAAAAATTTATGGAAATAGCAAAAGGATGTTCACCCGGCAATAACTGGATTCTAGGCGCTACAAACAGAGTGCCTCAAGTTCTAGCAGAAATAGCAACAGAGGTAGTAAAGGAATATGAAAATGAAAGCAGGTAAGATTTGGGGTCAGACAGAACTTATTCATGCTAACGGTGTACTTGAGTTCCACCGTATTGAATACAAAGCAGGATACAAATGCTCAGAGCATGAGCATCAGTATAAATGGAACGGATTCTTTGTTGAATCGGGCAAGATGCTTGTTCGAGTTTGGCAAGATGATCAAGGGCTAGTTGATGAAACTATCCTTGAAGCTGGAGACTTTACACAAGTAAAGCCTGGCAAGATTCACCAGTTTGAAGGTTTGGAAGACGGTGTCGCTTTTGAACTATACTGGGCGGAGTTTAACCACGATGACATTGTTCGTCGTACTTCAGGCACAAAGACATAACGGAGAGAAATATGTTAGAAAAACTATTCGGTCTATCAAAGGCCGGTACTACAGTGAAGACAGAAGTAATGGCAGGTATTGCTACGTTTCTTACAATGGCTTACATTACTGTTGTCAATCCAGCTATCCTTTCAACAGAAGGATCAGGAATGGCATTTGGCGCTGTATTCACAGCCACAATTATTGCGGCAATTATTGGTACATTGATTATGGGATTATGGGCTAACTGGCCTGTAGCACTAGCACCAGGTATGGGATTAAATGCATTCTTTACGTTTGGTGTAATTTTTGGTATGGGTTATACATATCAACAAGCGTTGGCTGCTGTGTTTGTAGCAGGTTTGGTGTTTATTGCGTTAAGTGTAACACCAGCACGTAAGTACATTATTAATAGTATTCCTAAGTCAATGAAGTTAGGCGTAGGCGCAGGTATTGGTCTGTTCCTTGCGATCATTGGACTTAAGAATGCCGGTGTTGTTGTTGACAACCCTGCCACACTTGTGGGACTTGGTGATGTAACAAGCTGGCCTGTACTATTGACAGGACTTGGCTTTATTATCATGGCCGTGTTAGATAAACGTAAAGTACCAGGCGCAATTATCCTTGGTATTCTTGCTGTATCAATTATTGCATGGGTTACCGGGATTGCAAATCTTGGAGGTTTAGCAGGCGCTATTCCAAATCCAGATCATGCATTTAGTATGGACTTTAGTGCTTTGTTTACAGCTGGATTCATAGGTGTAGCATTTGCATTTTTGTTTGTAGACTTTTTTGACACAGCAGGCACACTTACAAGTGTTGCAAATTTAACAGGCAAAGTAAACGAAGACGGTGAAGTAGAACAAATTGATCGTGCTTTATTAGCTGATTCAGTTGCTACAACAGCAGGTGCGTTAGTTGGTACAAGTAACACTACAAGTTATATTGAAAGTGGTGCTGGTATTAAAGAAGGCGGCAAAACTGGACTTACAGCAGTCACAGTAGCAGTACTATTTGGTGCTTGTTTATTCTTTGCTCCACTAGCACAAAGCATTCCTGCTTTTGCTACAGCACCTGCTCTCATATTTATTGCAACTTACTTTCTACGTAATGTTGCAGATATTGATTGGAGTGATGTTACAGAATATGCTCCAGCAGTATTGGCGGCAGTGTTAATGCCGTTAACATTTAGTATTGCACACGGAATAGCATTAGGCTTTATTGTATATGCAGTTATAAAGGCATTGAGTGGCCGTACTAGTGATTTAAATATAGGTAGCATTGCTATTGCTGTTATAAGTGTAATTTACTTTACAGCAGTTTAATGGGAAACTTGATACCTAATCAACCTTTGATATACGAGCGTAGCAACGGTGTTGTTTACGCTCGTTATCGAGACTCTCCACATAATACAATACCAAGGTGGATAGTTGGCGGTGACCCTTCAAGTGTTTCGGAAGCACAAGGAGAACTATTAAATTACAATGAATGGCTTAAATTATGCGATCTTTCCAAAAACAACCCAACACTTGAAAAATTACTTGACAAATTAGTTACAATGTATTATATTATTAAACATGACTCAGACAAAACTTCCAATTAAAGATATACTAGCAGCAATTGACATGGGTGCAAAAAACGTCTGGGATGAAATAACAGACGAAGAGCGCAAACAGGTTAGTTTCTGGTTACTTAATAGATACGTAAGTTCAGTAAACGGAAATAGAGAAAAACAAGAGCTTGCGGTTTTCAAAACTAACGAGTATTACAATAAACATTATATGGATATTAGTAAACATCCAAAACTCCAATGGCAATTACTATGTATGAGTGGCAACACAAAAAAGATAGAATTTCATCAGTGGATTGGGCATAAGAAAAAAGGCAATAGCAATTCAAATGGTGTAAAGTTACTTGCACAATTATATCCTAATATGAAACAAGACGAGGTAGAACTACTTGCTAGAATATCTACAAAAGCCGAACTCAAACAACTGGCTAAAGAACATGACATCGAAATCAAACTCTAAACCATATGTATGCGAATATTGTAATACTGGATACACACGAGAAAAAACTCTTGCAGTGCATATGTGTGAACAAAAACGTAGAGCATTACAACGAAATGAAAAGAGAGTAACACTTGGGTATTATGCATTTAACCAGTTCTATAAATTAAGCGCAGGTGCGAAAAAAGAAAAAACATATGAAGAATTTTGTAAATCTCCTTACTATAATGCTTTCGTCAAGTTTGGTTCGTTTATCAATAATGTGCGTCCCCTATATCCTGAGCGTTATATTGATCATGTTGTGACTAGCGGAGTTAAACTTGATCACTGGTGTAGAGAAGAGATGTATGAAAAATATGCTATAGAGCTTATCCTTAAAGAAGATGTTACAACAGCTTTAGAACGTAGTGTACAAACTATGTTAGAATGGGCAAGTGAGAATGAACCTGCGCCCTGGAATCATTACTTTGATCATATCAGTTTAAATAGAGCGGTTTGGCATATAAAGGACGGTAAGATTTCTCCTTGGCTCATATTAAATTGTAGTAGCGGTAAGGAAATGCTAAGTAAATTGAATGACGAGCAACTAAATCTGATTTATCATATTATGAACCCAGAACATTGGGCTATGCGATTTAAGAGAAATCCAAAAGATGTAGAGTTAGTCAAGGAAATAGTGAAAGAGAGTAAATTATGAAAATACTAATTTTTGGTCTTCCGGGATCAGGAAAAAGCACCCTTGCAGAACCTTTTGCAGACTTATTAGGTGGTGTTTGGATCAATGCCGACAAAGTAAGAGAAAAATACAACGACTGGGACTTTACTCCGGAAGGACGTATTAGACAAGCTCAACGTATGAAGCACTTGGCAGACGGAGTAGTTATGTCAGGAAAAATTGCCGTAGCAGATTTTGTATGTCCAACAGAGCAAGCACGTTTAGAGTTTGATCCTGATTACACCGTATGGATGGATACTATTACAGAAGGTCGATTTGAAGATACGAATAAGATGTTTGAAAAACCAGCTTCATATAATTATCATGTTGCTAATTGGTTTGATGACACACATGTTCAACTATTAGAAGTTGTCAAAAATTATATGAAGAGCAATGGAAAAAGTTGAAAAGAAACGGCATCTTGCTAAAGCCGTCACTTGGAGAATAATAGCAAGTATTACAACAGCAATAATAGCATTTACATTTGGATTACCCCCAAAAGCAGTAGGTGCAGTATTTGTTGCAGATTTAATTATTAAGTTTTTGATGTATTATGCCCATGAAAGGTTATGGTACAAACACATAAAGTATGGAGTTAAAGAATGAGTTTCGATTGGCAAAAACCTACAGCAGAAATGTTAGGAAGATGGCAGCCGTGGCATGATGGTCACACTGCCTTATTTAAGAAAGCATTACTAGAAACAGGACAGGTGTGTATTATGATACGTGACGTAGGAGGTATTGTAGGGCAAGATGCAGGCGGTGGACGTACAGTTGCCCAAACTGATAATCCATTTGATTACGACACAGTAGTTGAAAATATTAAATCAGGATTAGCAGAACATGACTTTACATACGGTGAAGAGTATGTTATAATGCAAGTGCCAAATATTGTTGACATTAGTTATGGCCGAGGTGTAGGTTATACATTTACACAACACGACTTAGGCGAAGAAATACATAATATTAGTGCTACACAAATTAGAGCTAAATTAAGAGAAGAAGGTAAACTCTAGTGCCGGATATTGATATAGATTTTGCAGATAGGTCTATTATACTAGATAAGATAATGCATCGTGTTGCTAAACTTGACAACGAAAAGAAGCACAACACAGGAATCTATGTCACAGAAATTCCCCACAACCCAATAGATAAATTAAGCACAATTGATTATAAGAGTGCAGAAGAACGTGGATACTTTAAACTAGATTTTCTTAATGTAAGTATATACAAAGACATAAGAAATGACGAACACCTAACAGAACTAATGGGTCACGAACCTATGTGGGATTTGCTTACTTACAAAGAATTTAGTGATCAATTATTTCATGTTGCTGGACATCATACGGTATTACAAACTATGAAACCTTCAACTATTGAACAATTAGCAGCTGTATTAGCTATAATCCGTCCAGCCAAGAGGCACCTAGCGAACGAAAGCTGGGAGACGATAATGAAGGAAGTTTGGATTAAACCTGAAGAAGGTTATTACTTTAAGAAAGCACATGCGATATCATATGCGATGGCTGTTGTTGTTCATATGAATTTAATTTGTGAAAAGATTAGTGCGCAAAGTGCTGGTAGCTAGTTTTTTGGTTTCCTTACCAACTGCACACTTTTACGTTTAATTCTCTTTACCACTAGGTTATTTAAATTCACTGCAGGTCCAATTGTAACTTTTACATCTTTAGAATTCATTGTTATAATAGAATAATTTAAATTTTGTATTTCTGAGCGCAAGAAAATATTTATGGGAATCATTCGATTGGATTCCCACCACCAAGCATTTCCTAATTCAATTAATCTGTGTTTATCCTCATCCGTTTTCAGCATGGTGTATACATACATGCTTGTCACGTATTGGTCCTGATTAATTATAATACCCACATACTCTTGGCCCCCGTAAGTAACAACGGACAAAAATGGAAAGTTTTTTTCAATATCTTTTAATAGCATTGTTTCCGATAAATATGTTTATGCAAATTACACCTAGATATTTAGTCAATAATAGAGTAACCGTCATAGCAGATATGGCGGGATTAGTCACGGAGTATAAACAAGTGTATCAGAGACATTTAATGGCCTATAGAGGCATAGACAACACATTACAATTTAAGATCCTAAATTCAGATCAAAAACCAATTGATTTGTCCGGATACGAAGTTATATTTCAAGCATTTAATGAAAGTAAATCACTTACAATTAATAGGACTGCAACAATTAATCCTAACATCAAAGGACTTACTGAAGTCGTAATAAGTGAAAACGATTTACTTAATTATAAAGATCAATACCTTTCTTACAGTTTGCATTTAGTTGATGAGCTTACTAAACAAAAAACTATTACATACAGCGACGCTAGTTTTGGAGCTTGCGGCACAATAAGTATTGAAAGTTGTGCTTACCCTGGTCCAAAAGAAAGTTATGAAGTTTCTACATTTGTACAAGACAATGATAGTTATTGGTATACAGAATCTGTAGAAGCTGAACCTGCAATTAATGGTAATGAAGCATTACACACTGTTGTATTCTATACTGATGGTTATGATGGCGATATCACAATACAATCAACTTTAGAAAATAGTATAGACGGTTCTAGTATTGTAAATTGGGCCGATGTAGATGTATTATCTTTTGATGGCACTGAAACCACTCCTGTGCCTTATAACTTTTACGGAGTTTATAGTTATTTACGATTTGTTGCATCAAAAGATCCTGAGAACAAGATAATCAAAATATTAGTTAGAAATTGATTGACTTTTAACACTTACTAAGCTATACTATTAATATGAGTGTAATAAGTGATACAGTTCTGACATACTTACCAGCCAAGAGGAAACAAACTCCTAGTGGTTGGCTATCCTTTAACGCACAGTGTTGCCATCACAATGGACACAGTGCAGACACTCGCGGTCGTGGTGGCTTGATTGCTAACCCAGATGGCGGCATTAGCTATCACTGCTTTAACTGCGGCTTCAAAGCAAGCTGGCAACCGGGCAGGAACTTCTCACACAAGTTGCGTAAACTCTTACAATGGATGGGAGCACCTGACGATGTAATCAACAAGGTGGCACTTGATGTAATGAGAGAGAATGAAGGCGTACAAGCAAAAGAACGTATTGCTGAACTGCCTTCATTCAATACTGTCCCGTTGCCAGAAGATGCTGTCAAGATCACAGACATTACAGACTTTACAAAATTTAGTATGGCTGTACTTGAATATATGGCTCAACGAAGTCTGAACGTAGATGATACAGACTATTATTGGAGCCCAAGCCTAGGGTACCGTGATAGATTGATCATACCCTTCTATTACGAAGGTAGGGTGGTAGGTTGGACTGGACGTTCAGTAGTACCTGACAAGAAACCCAAGTACCTAACAGAAGTACAGCCTGGATACGTATACGGACTAGATGAGCAACGTCATAGCAAAGTGTTTGCTATTGTATGTGAAGGTCAGCTTGACGCTATACACGTAGAAGGTTGCGCACTAGGAGGGTCAGAAATTTCAGATCAACAAGCAATGCTACTCAACAGACTACAGAAGCAGATCATTGTAGTACCTGATAGAGACAAGGCAGGGTCCAAGCTCGTTGAACGAGCAATTGAACTAGGGTACTCAGTAAGTATGCCAGAGTGGGCACCAGACGTAAATGATATTGGAGATGCTGTTGATAAGTACGGTAGACTATATACACTGCATAGCATTGCTACTAGCACTGATGAGTCTCCTTTGAAAATTAGATTGCGAGCAAAAAAATGGTTTACTTAAAGAAATTATGGAATATTGTATCTTGGCCTTATGCTAAGATTAAAGAAGAAATAGAATTTAGACGAAAGGTAAAGGAACTCCGCAAGAAGGATCCGTTTATATACAAATGATAACTTGGGGTATGGTAGGTAACAGCCATGACGCTAGTCTAGCTGTATTTGATGATGATAGATTATTATGGGCAAGTCTTGCAAAAGATTTCTCCGGAATTAGTAATGACCCTAACTTCAATTGGACACAATTAGAAGTTGCACGACAGAGCTATGGACCGCCTTCTAAGGTTATCTGGTATGAGCGTCCACTACTCAAGACACTGCGTCAATGGAGAGCAGGACAGGGTTGGTTACTAGAGGAAAATAACATAAAGAAATATCTTCAACGTTGGGGCATTGATTGCAAAATTGAGTATACTCAGCATCATGAATCTCATGCGGCTTATGCTTACTATACACAGCCTCATGATGATTGTGCTATTATTTGCTTAGATTCAATAGGTGAATTTGAGACCCTAACCATATGGCACGGAAAGAACGGCAAGCTCAAGAAGATATACAGCCAAGGGTATCCACATAGCCTAGGACTTTTCTATAGTGCTATGACACAACGCTTAGGCCTTGTACCACAACGTGACGAATATCTTGTAGCCCAGATGGGAGAAAAAGGCGACCCTCATAAATTTATTGATATATTAAGACAAGATATTATAAATTTCAAATATGGGTCTCCAAAGATAACATTGAAAGAAAATTTACATAGAGGGTGTCGTTGGTGGATGCCCGAAATATTAGAAAATGATTATAATAACTTAGCTGCTTCTGTACAACTAATTTTTGAATATTGTATAGTAAATCTATCGCACTATACCAAAAAACAAACAGGGTCAGAAAATTTAGCTCTAGCTGGCGGTGGAGCCCTAAATAGACAAGCAGTTGATAATATATCAAAACAATGGAATCATGTATGGGTTCCAAAGAATCCGGGAGACCCCGGAAGTTGCATAGGCGCTGTACTTGCAAAACGGCAAACATTTGTTGATATATCCAAAGTTTGGTATTGACGTAAACAACTAAAGACTATATAATAAACACATGACTAGACAAAATACAGATTACGGCTACGACATACAAAAAGTTTATTTAGAAATGATGCTAACAGACGCAGAGTCGTTTGTCAGATGTCAAGCAGTTTTTGACGATTCTGTTTTCGATAGAAAGCTACAACCGTCTGCAAAATTTATAAATGAATACGTAGTAGAACATAATGCTATGCCTACATTCGATATGGTAAATGCTGCAACTGACAGTAATTTAAAGCATCCAGGTGAATTAGCAGAAAATCATTATGACTGGCTATTAATGGAGTTTGAAACATTTAGTAGACATAAAGCATTAGAAGCAGCTATTCTTACTAGTGCTGATTTGCTTGAGAAAGGTGAATATGGTCCAGTTGAAGACTTGGTTAAGAAAGCTGTTCAAATTGGTCTTCAAAAAGATCTTGGTACTGATTATTGGGCAGATCCTAAGAGCCGTTTGGAAGCGATCAAAGACAAGAACGGACAAGTAAGCACAGGCTGGCCTGCACTTGATAAGAAATTATTTGGTGGGTTCAACAGAGGAGAGCTGAATATATTTGCAGGTGGTAGTGGTTCGGGTAAGAGTTTGTTCTTAGCAAACTTAGGTGTGAACTGGGCACTGGCAGGATTGAATGTAATCTATTTGACATTTGAACTTTCAGAGAACTTGGTGAGTATGCGTGTAGATAGTATGACTACAGATATTCCAAGCAGAGACATCTTCAAGAGCATCGACGATGTTGAAATGAAAGTTAAGATGATTGGTAAGAAGTCAGGTGCGTTCCAAGTTAAGTATATGCCAACAGGCAAGAATGCAAACGATATACGTTCGTATTTGAAAGAATATGAGATTAAGACAGGCAAGAAAGTAGATGTGCTACTTGTAGACTACTTGGATTTGATGCATCCTATTGCGGCTAAGATTAGTGCAGAAAACTTGTTTGTTAAGGACAAATATGTGTCAGAAGAACTACGTAACTTGGCTATGGAACTAAACTGTTTGTTTGTTACAGCATCGCAGTTGAACAGAAGCTCAGTAGAAGAGATTGAATTTGATCACTCGCACATCTCGGGTGGTATATCTAAGATCAATACAGCAGACAACTTGATTGGTATCTTTACTAGTAGAGCTATGCGAGAGCGTGGGCGTTATCAGATACAGTTAATGAAGACACGTTCAAGTTCGGGTGTCGGACAAAAGATTGATCTAGAGTTTGATGTAGATAGTTTACGTATACGTGACTTAGGTGAAGATGAAGAATATCAAGAATTTAATAAGCGTAAGTCAACAGTGTTTGATCAAATTAAACGAGGCGGGCAAACTCCAGAACCTGAGCAAATAAGAGAAGATCCTAGCGAAGGTGATACAGTAGGAAAAATTAGAGCGCAAACAGATAGTACAAAGTTAAGACAGTTTCTTAATAATTTAGGTGATGAATAATGCTACGAAAAATTAAATCTACAGAAAAACATTTGATAGTAAATGATCCTGTCAGACCGCACATAGAATTTGAGTGGAGAGTTTCAAACGGCAGAGAAATTTATATATTAGAAGATGATAATACACAAGAAATTAAGGCTGTTATTTGTGTTGCATATACAGATGAAATTCCTACAAATGAAGATGATATGAATAATGTAGGTGATAAAGTTGCTGTGTTCTATACTGTATGGAGTCATGCAAAAGGAGCAGGTAGAGATATTGTTTTCGCTGTAGCAAATCATATTAAAGAAAATAAACCAAAAGTCGTGTATTATGTTACACTAAGTCCTTTAACTGATATGGCCAGAAACTTCCATATTAAGAATGGAGCAAAGTTTTTGAATAGACATTTAGATTGTCAAAACTTTGAATATTATGTATAATGAAGTTTATAGATGAAAAGAAAACATTTGAACTTAATGAAAATGCAAAATTAGAAATTGTATACATTAACGATAGTCCCTATCATTATATTCAAATTACCGACTTCTACAAACATCCAAAGTTAGTAAACGAATTAGCACACACTATTCCTTTATCCAATGACCCTGATATGGCAGGAGGTCTACCGACTGGTCCAGACAGTGGTAGAATAAATGCTACTTACAATTTAACACACTTTACAGAATACTTTGGTGATATAATTAGTGAACACTTTGAGCCTACACTATCTCTTAGACCAGGAAAAGAAGAGAGTTTGAGAGACTGTCTTAGTAGAACAACATTTATGATCAACGTAATGACAGGTAACAATCTGCCTGTTAGATGTCCCCATGTAGATACATTTGAAGATGGCTTTTATGCAGCCAGCATAGGTTTAACACCACCTAGCGAATGTAAAGGAGGCACAGCATTCTATAACTTTACAGGTGAATTTCCTTCACCTGAAGCAGCAGTTGAAGATATTACAGAATATATGTCGGATAGTGCTGGTAATTGGAAAATGATCCATTTAGCAGAGCTTGCTTGGAATAAGTGTATTATCTATCCTAGTAACTGGTGGCATCATGCATATGTAAAGCCTGGCTGGTTTACAAACGGCAGTTATAGACTAACACAACAAATGTTTATCTAATTTGTCAAAATTATCTTTGTGGTATTTTCAAAAGCTAAATACTCTGCGTTGGAAGCAACGACTAGGCATTTAGAAAAACACAAAGAGGCTAACATGGCAACAGATTTAGAAAACATACAAAGGCTATTAGATAGATTCAAAAGGCCTATCCCACCCGGAGACGAATATCAAAATCGTTTAGCTGAAGAATTTGAGCTCATTCTCTCTCAGCGATTCACTGATTACTTCCTACAAATCTGCGACATTATAGACATTACCTCGGACCTAACTCACATGACACGTGGGTCAGCAGGGTCGAGCCTAGTCTGCTACTTGTTGGGTATTACAGATGTAGATCCAATAGAGTGGCGCATACCTGTGGCACGGTTCATGAACCCTTTGAGGGACGACTTACCGGACGTGGATATAGACTTTGAACATCATCGACAGACGGAAGTCATGGAAAGGATATTCCGCAAATGGCCCGGCAAGACCGCACGACTAAGCAACTACGTCACCTACAAAGAAAAGTCAGCTCGTAGAGAAGCTGCTAAACGTTTAGGTGCCACAGGTAATCTTCCACGCAACTTTACCTACGAATCAGTAGGAGTTGATCCCAAAGAAGCCAAGCGTATAGAACGCAAGCTCATGGGCAAGAAGAGAGCAATATCAAAACACTGTGGAGGCATCGTAATGTTCACTAGGCAACTACCTAAATCACTAATATCACAAGACAA